ATGAAAATGAAGAAAATCAGCCTTGTCGCCACATACAACGCTGAAAACAAACAGGCCGTAAAGTCATTGGTCTCCAACCCTGCGGTTACCGAACTTCATGAGCTAATTCTCGTTAACGAGGGGAACACTGAAGACATTATTGACCCCGCAGCAACATCAATCCGCATTACAAATTTCACGCACAATTGTGAGCCGCTTGTAATGGCCGTGGGCGCTCATTACGCCAGCGGCCAGGTGGTCGTTTTGTGTAGGCAGCCCGACAGCATTACAGCGGGCCTGTGTAAGCAATTGCACAAAGCACGACGCCGTTATAGCCCCGGAGCCGGGCTTCATGTCTTTATGGATTCCGATCTACCGTGGGAGTACGACATTGAGACGGGATTTGCGAGAGGGGAAAAAGGACGCTTCATCAATCTTGCGTGGGAAGTGGTAAATGTGGAAGGGTAATCCGCATGCGGAGTTAATCTTTGCCGTCCTAACACTTGGATTTACGTTGTGCGCATTAGGGCTTTTGGCATGGGATAGCTGGCGTGTATTCCGTCGCTATCTGAAAAGCAGGAAAGATAAGGGGCAATAATGCCCCTTTTGTCATTTATGCGCTTGGAGGAACGGGCCAGGCAATATCCGGCGCGGTACTGGTATCAACCCGGTTGACTTCTACTCGATACGTTTTCCAGGAATCGAGCTGTGTAACTTCTTCATCCGTTGCAATACCAAGATCAACAGCATCCTGCAGAGGTGCGATCTTCGCTGTAGCCTCCGCAAGATGTTGAGATTTTTCTGTCTCAGCCGCAGCGACATAATCAACGACAGGTTCCGATAAAATCGGAAACCCATACTCATCAGCAACGATTTCGTTTCCTTTAGTTTGTCCATCCATCAGATAGTTGTACCATCGATCCGAAATTTCCACTGCATCGACAGGCCAACCTATCCCAGCCTCAAATGCAGCACGATCTTCCTCGTAAAGAAAACCGGACATTGTTGCACTGTAATAATACTTACCCATTATTTAATACCCCACAGCCCAGACCAACGCCGCAACATTTCCATTATCACCATATGATTTGTTGGGCATTACGACACAATTTGAATTTGTTTTAGATATAAGCTGATAATTTTGCTCGGCATCTATGCTGTTCGATAAGTTAAACGTACCTACACTTACAAAAAGACACGCATTCGGAAATGCCTTCGGGAATGTAACAGTCTGGTTATTGTTATTATTTGCAGTTGCTCCCTGGCACCACTGATATATCAACCCTGTACTTGCATCCTGCGACCACCCATTTGCGGCTTTAGATGCAGTATTAGGCGCAGCGTAACTGCCTTTTGCTTGGTAACGCGCATCAAAATTGGCATAATTTGAAGGGATTGTCTGGCCGGTAATGTTAAGGTTTTTACTGTTTGCGCAGTTAATACTGACCGCCCCGTCAGACTTTAATATAAGGGTATTATTTCCACCCTTGTAGTTATTAAAAACTGCGTCGTCATTACCATTAGAGCCTTTCCCGACATACCATGAACCTTCTCCAGCAGAATTCTGAGAAATCAGGTAACTCGAACTGCCTGCAGTTTGCGGCTTTAACGTGATAGCGCCACTATCAGTATTCATGATGAGCTTACCCGTCATTGTGCCGCCAGCAAGAGGAAGCGCCCCGACATCAGCAGCCGTGGGCTTCTGAAATTCAGTATAAATTTTCCCCCAGGCACCAAATACTCCTTGAGGATTCGACCCCGCAATACCGATTAGTGGAGCCTGTCCACCCTGCTTGGCTATAAGATGAACTTGTGAGCCTGAGTCGTACCCAAAGCTGATTAGAGCTGCATTTCCATATGTCGGATCTGTCTGGACGCCGTAAAAACCATTTGTCAGCGGTTTTTTCGCCTGGTCTGCCGTAAGCAAAATTGTTGTGCCATATCCCCCCAGACCGCCATAACCTACTGTGAGAACCCTGCCAGCAGTAGTATCGATTGGTGAAGTAACAATGTCTTTAAATGCGGCTGTACCAAGTCCAGCATAAATAGCCCCCGGATTCGCCACGTTGAAGAACGTTTTGGAGTTATCGAGCAGGCAGACAAGCGCCACGTCTTTAAGAATGTCGTTCGCTACCAGCTGCGCCTTATTCCCTTTGTAGAGCGGGAATGAGCCAAGAACCTTACCGCCCATCGTCAGCTGCAGGGTTGCGGCAGCAGTGTTGTTCTGTGACGGGTATACAACTAACGGGGTTTTTAGCACCCAATCCACTGAGCCATTCAGGAAAAACGTTGAGGGCAATTCCAGGGTCAGGGCGTTAGCCGAACCACCCGCAGTACCGGAGGTGTAAAAGCCACTCTGGATGTGCGCCACTTGCGGAAAGATATTTTCCGAGCCACGGGTAGCAAAGTTGGCGATCACATCTTTCAGTGACCAACCTTTCGCCGTCGTGCCCTCCTGCCCACGAATTACTGTCAGGGTATCGTTGCTGACGTCGATCAGATGACAAATTTCGAATGCTGTTTCACCCGCATCGGTCAGCGTAATTTTGGCGAAGTTCTTCAGCGTGGTGGATTTGTTGCTGAAATCCGATGTCAGCAGCGTCGAAAATAACGGCCCATCGCCGGGCATTACTGAGATAGCCGTCTGACTTGCCGTAATGTCAGATGCCAGCGAGGAAACCAGGTTGTTACCGAAACCCAATATCATTTTTTCACCATTTCCAGTGAGTAGGATTAATTAGAAAAATCGACAGTGAAGCTGTAGATAAACGGCAGTTTTACAATCCCCTGCTCTATTGCCTCTTTGAGAAATTGCCCGACACTATCAGTCGAGTCAGGCAGCAAAATAGAGAACACACCATTGTTCGGTACGACAGAAATATCGAAGGTGTCCGTAACCGGAGGGTCAATACCGTTTGGGCCACGCAGGAAACGTGCGATGCGGCGTTTCAGCCAGTCGATGTTGAACTGCACGCCATCGGCTTTGTAGAAATTCCAGGTGAGTATTCGTTTGAAATAGTCATCAACAACATACGTTGTGGCACCGGGAATAAAGTTCTTCATCCCTGCATAGGGGATCGTGTTGTAATCGATGGTGTTGTAAGCACCTTTCGCAATGGCTTCCTGAGAAACCATCAGGAGCGGTCGCGTTTCTCCGTAAATTCCTTCGACCACCCAATCGAGCAGCTTTCCAGATAGCGCTGGCGACGGCCAATACGGAAGGCTAAGTGAGTTAAGTTCGTCCAGATACTCCTGAGCCATCTCGTTATAGGCATCAAAAAACGCAACGATATTTGGGTCATCCCTGTACTGCACAAACGGGTAAGACGGGATGATTTTACTAACTGGCGCTTCCATATTTTTCTACCTGGATCTGACCTGCGGTCGTGGTGAAATAGCCGTATGTGTCGCCATAAACGAGAGTGGAATCTGCTCCCGGCGGCACAATTGTTCCGTTAATGCCGACCTGAATGTTGATCATCGAGACCAGGGACGGAGGCACGAGTCCCTGCACAGATTCAAGAAAAATCTCCTGAATCTGGAGGATGTTGATTGGCTGGCCAACTGCGATGGATTCGACGTAATCCGCCACTGGCTGCTGCACGGCATTTGAAACACCGACAGGATCGATGTAATTGGTAGAGGCAGTATTCCAGGTGATGAACACCGTTGCGGTTTGCGACGTTGGGACGATATACGGCAGCTGATAACTGTCCGGGTAAACGTCAATCTGAATCGTCTTTTTATCTACGGCTGCGCCTGAAGGATTGCTTACGTCATTTGTCAGCACGGAAATATCTGGGACCGCTTTGTAAATGGCATACGCCACTTCATACGGATCACCGCCGCCAACAATGGCAACCCATTTCCCGAGTGTTGCCTGACGGAAAGAAATCAGGTTGGACTGAACACCATCGACTTGTTGCAACTGTGAATGGAAATAGTCTGGCGTTCCCTGCGCCGCCTTCATCCCGGACTGCATCACTTCGGCGCGGTACGAAGAGTACGACTGCTCTGCGAGACCTGGCAGCCCTGCTGTGAGGTTCGTACAGGTGACGTTGTACGTTTTCGGCACTGAGGTAACAATTTGAGTAACGGAACCTTCAGGCACAGCCCAAGACCCTGGTGACGTTGCAAGGCAGTACATCGGTTCGGTCTGGCCGCTTGCTGGCGTTACAGCATCACGCACAACAGCGTATTGGTTATTTCCGTCACCTACAGTGAATCCTTTTGGCACTGAGAATCCCGGCGGTGCCGAGAAAACAACGTACACAGAGGTGTTTGTCCCCATGTCCTGCGGCACACCATATAAACTCCCCAGTTCCATTAGCAGCGGGATATTGGCGCCATAGGGGGTGCAAGAGTTGATGAGGTCTACACGAGCCTGATCAATCAGAGCAATAGCGCCCGTCGCAGTACCGGCTAAATCCGCAATGAGACCTGACGGAAGATTAGCTGTATAGCCGGGAACTTTGGCACTGACACGAGAAATAAGACTGGCTAAAATGCTTTTGGGTGGCGTGGGCTGTGCTCCCGCCTCGGTCATGATTATGGGTAGATCAGACATAGACTCCCCTAAGGATATTTATGAATAAAATTTTAATTGCATCATTATTCGTTGCTGCCTTCTCAAATTCAGTTTCGGCGAAAACGGAATGGTATACGGAACAATTGCCTGGTGGCTTGTCAACGTTGACAGGTGTATTCGATAAGAGCGGTGTCGGTGTAATATTTGGATGTACAGAAAATTTCTTTTCAGCTGGTGCAATATTTTTGAAGATTAATAAAAATGCTAGTGAACCTGGTCCGACACAAATAAAAATTTCCACATCCAAAAATGAGAATGTAGATTTTTCCGCAGATCTTGTTCCTTCAGCTGAAGACAACTACATTTTTATGTCATCAAACGCCATTGCGTCCCTCACTACATTCCATTTTCTGGATACAGCGAGCAATCAACCCTTTCAGATTGAATTAAGTAACAGCAAACTATCACTCACGAATAGATGGCTTGTTGATACATCGGGATCTCAGGAACCAATAAAAGAATTCAAAAAAAGCTGCCCTCTCATCGACCGATAAATTCAAACGGCGATGACCTTCTGAAAGCTAACTCCATTATAAAATACAACATCAATGTTGTAAGTGGGGTTGGCTGCCCCATCCACTTTTGAGATAGCCAATGACGAAAAATATCCAGCGAATTGCTGCTGCGTCATGTTCACATAATAGTCTGGGTAAATTTGCTGAGTGATGGACTGCTGCGCGGGAATACCGTACTGCGCATAAAATGGAGATTCTCCCAGGCTTAACTTCAGTGTTTGGATCAATGTAGTCAGCCAGCCGTAGGAAAAGTCTCCGCTGTCATCCTGCTCCACAGCTACCCACTGTTTGTTCCCGTTCGCGTCTGTGACGCGGCCCCAGGTCCTCATTGTTTTATCCCCCTGCAGTTGGTGTTGGAGGTTCGGAATCGATTGTTGAACTGCCCGACTGAACATTTTTGACCGGATGAGGGTGGCCGATCAGACTTACGCCGCCGGCTACAACGTCGTTTGTGACGTTCACTGGTCCAATAAACGTTGCTGTGGTGTCGCCCATTTCACTGGCATCCTGAACAATTGGGCCATTAAGGTGTATGGTGCCACCTCCCAGATATATGTCTTTCGCGTTCAGATAAATGGCGTCAGCTTTTTCAGTGATTTTCCCCTGCTCTACAGTGATGCTGCTGGCCCCATCTGCCGTTTTTATAATCGCACCGTCTGGACCATAGAGAACGATTTTGTTCGGATCTTCTTTCGTCCAGCCAGCGCTGGATAACGGCACAAAGAAAAGTGGGACCAGTGAAAGCGTAAGTGAACGACTGGCAATTCCGGTGCCGAGTCCAGATATTCCCCTCAGTGAAACATCAGCTGCCACCGTGACACCTTTGTCACCCTTCTGGATCGGATATCGAATGTACTCGAAAGTCGCGATAGGGATCGTTATTTGCGGGTACTGCGTGCCATCAGGCAGCATGTCAAACTGCACTGTGACGATCTGCCCGTCAACCGCCACAACATGACACGGCAGGGATCGGCCTTGAATAGCCGCTCGGTCCTCTGTCGCGACCTTGTTTGCGTTGCTCTGGGCTGTCAAAAAGGAAAATTTTTGTCCGTTGCTCATGTTGTATTTTTCGCCAGCGCGACGGCCTCGTAAATGGTTACCCAGGAATTTGTGTTATCGGGGTTCAGAAACTCCCCTACATGCCTGACAGAAGTGACCAAAAATTTACCCGAGAAGTTGACCTGCTCCCGTAACGAGGAATAAGAACGTTCGGAACTCACTGCCAACAACGCACCCGGTCCAGAAATGATGTTTTGCGGTAACTCAATGGAATCACCACAGCGCAGATCGGTACGCATAGGGCATTTGAACGAAACGCTTACTGGGCCAATCCACGTTGGCTGACCGAGCAATTCCTGAGGAAGTATCTGAATGCCTCCTGCGGCACCTTTGATGTTGTCAAAAATACGGATCGTCTTGTCTTGCATGACCATCTGCACCCCGGTGTAATCGTCCCGATTGATGAAGGAAAACGACTGGCTCCTAATTGTCGTCGCAAGCTGCGTAAGCCGGGTATAAACCCCCACCCCGTCCTCCGCTAAAACCAGTTCGTCACTAATCGCGATTTCTATTGTAAAACCTGGGTATGCAACCTTGAGTGCGCGGTTGAGAACGTCACTCAATTTCTCCCCCATTTTGCCATCCAGCGTAATACTTGCCGCCTGCCCTTTATCGTTCAATAACGGACTGGGGTTAACGATAAGATTGAGCGACTGATTGGTGCCGAGCCAGTTCGCATAGGGATTGTAAATCTGACCACTAAGGATCAACCCGGCCTGCCCAGGATTCGCCAGGGGTAACCCAGCTGAAAAACCCGCCATAAGGCTCACCTGACAGCCAGCCAGCTGTGCGCTTTCGCGCAACATCGTCACCGGCACGCCAAAAATAACGATCTCCGTACCGGAGTTGACGACGTCATATCCCGTAATTAATGCGTCAAAAACGATATGCAGCCCGGCGCCAGGAGTGAGCGAACTGTCAAAAGGACCAATCGGATTACCTGCTGAGTCAAGCGGTGTTTTCCCGTCCTTATCGGTAATTTCCAGTTTGTAGTATTTCATCAGGTCGCCTCAAACTGATTCGAGCTGACTCTATAAACAAGAGAACCAGGCGCATAGGGAAGCGCCAGATTGATATCAAAGTTATCCGGCGAACCGATGAGGGGAACGAACGAAACATTTCGCCCCTGCCCATCGGTTAATCTAAGGTAATATCGATTCGCATAGAGGTTATACGGGACAGTGGCGAACAGCTTCGCACCACCCACAGTCGTCTGAAACGAAAAAGGTGTTTTCCCGTCTGGTTTAAAGGCTATCGTGGTTGTCATACTGAGACCTATAATTTCGGGATCATCGGTACCAGATCACCGTTACCGCTCCAGGAAAGAGTCGAGGAAGGGAACGAAGGCGGCATTCCCGATTCAAATTTACTCATAAGGTTGCCGAGAGCGGCGTCCACCTGAGAGATCGTTAGCAGTGGCTGTTCAAATTCCATCTGCCAGGTATGCTGAACCTGCTTGTTCTGTTCCGAGAAACCCGACACGTCGATCATCGTTCGTAGCAAGCAGCCTGTGTAAATGAACGATGGCGTCATAACTACGTAGTAACCGCCGCTCTGGTTGTGCTTGTCGAGCGCAAGTTTCAGCGCCGCGAAAGTGATCCCCTTTGTCGCATAGCCACCATTCTGGGTTGAAGCTGGCCGCACCATTTGCATGATCACCCGGTTAGGCCGGTTCACGACAGAGTTTGCAGCCGTAACCATGTTGTAAAAATTCACGGTACCAATATCTTGCTGAACGAGTGTAGTTCCGGCCATCGGTGTGAACGCCGTTGACTGGCCACTCAATTCGCCGTGCAGTAACCCATCGACAATGCTCACACCTTCGGTCAGCACCGCGATAGGCATTGCTCCGCCGGGGATCGAGGCAGCTATACCGTCAATAAGTAAAATTGGGGAAATTTCAAAGGCCAGTTTGAACGCCTGGCCAAAGTAGTTCAGAGCCATCAGTTACCTCGGCGTTATGTAAATGCCCCTCATCTGCGCTGTAATATCCGAACCAGGCATCTGGCCGATCTGCAGGTTAATGGTCGCACGGTCATTTTTCCCGCCCTGTGCCAGCGTGCTGCTTGCTGTTTCAAGTTGCTGCTTCAGGCCCGGATGCTGTTCAACACCGCCCTTAACCTGCGGCAGGATTTTTAGCAGGTAATCGACCGTCTCCTTTTTCAGGCTAAGATTCCCGTCAGCCATTACTGCTGCGTTACCACCATTGTACTGCGCCAGTGATTTAGCTATGTCTCCGCCGTATCGCTTAAGGTTGTCCTGGAAATAGCGAGATGCTGCATCTGCAGATTTAGTCGGGTCATATCGATCTCCAGCAGAAAGGCCATAGCGCTGCGCTGTATCAGCCGTAAATTGAAAAAGCCCGGCGGCCCCGGACGACGAATTGAATGCTTTCGGGTTCCATGAGGATTCAGTATCTGCGACAGCGGTCATCAAGCCAGATGGAAGTCCGGCGCTTTCATTCACCTTTGAAACGTTATCGCGCAACCCCTCTTTGTAACCACTCCAGCCACCAGCCTTCCAGCGATCACCGACGGTATCAGCGGTCACGTTTCCACCAGTAAGCAGGCCCAGCGTAGTGTTACCCAAAGCCTTTAAGAAACCCATCACACTGCCGTTCTCATCGGCGGCCTGTTGCGGCGTCATGCCCTTCTTCTTCAACTCTTCAGGACTGGTTTTCACGTCAAAGCTGCTGGATTTTCTGGCATCCTCAACGGATTCAGGGGCTTTTATTCCGTAGTTCGCGAGCCAGTCGATAGCGCTTCCGATAGCCTGAGCTATTCGCTTCACGGCTTTTGAAAAACTGTCCAGATCTCTCTGGAAATCATCACTACCGAGCCAGTTCCCAAGTTTCTGCAAGCCGTTTGCCAGGGTGTCGAAGAGAGCCTGGCCGTTCCTGCCATTCAGGAATTTTTCGATGCTGGCAGTCAGGTTGTCAGAGATTCTACCGATCGGGCCGTTGAGTCTCGCCAGAGCCTTGAGAAACGTGTTACCGATGCGGTCAGCATTGTAGGCAAACTGCGCAGAAAGCTCCTGATAGCTTTGCTGCGTCTCACTGCCCATCCCCTGGTCAAGACTTTGGGATTGCGCGGCAAATTGCTTATTCAACTGCGGCAACCGATCACTATTCGCCAGCACCTGATTCGCAGTAGCAACATCGATCACCCCATCGAGGCCATAGCCTTTCAGAACGGCTTGAGATACCCCGGTTCCTTTGTACTGTTTGAGAAGGCTCGAAACCCCCTCGAGCAATTTAGGCAGATTTGCTGCAGCACCGTCTTGCGGCTTAATGCCCAGACTCATTAATCCGGCATATTGAGGATTGGAGGGATCATTCTGCGCAGCGGCCAGAGCCTGCATGATGTTGCCGGTGCCGGAAATACGCGAACCGTAAACGTTGTTGGCCGCCTGCATCTGCCCGGTTGAGACACCAAGCCCCTGAGCAGATCTGTACTGCTCTGTAACGCGGTGAGCCATGAATCCATAACCGAACATCCCACCGCCACCTATTGCAGCAAGACGAGCGCCCCACGTTACCGTTGTGGTGAATAGCCCCCTAAGCGTCGATGTGGTAACACCGAGTGTTTTGTTGATCAGCCCAAAAGTTTTCAGAGTCCCCTGAGCATCCTTATTCAAGCTTTTAAGAAATTTATCGAGTGGACCTTCCACTTCTTTTTTGCCCTTCCCCTCATCACTGCCGGGAGTGGGATGAGCAGGCGGCGACGGTGGGATTTGCGGCATCGGGAAACCGCCCGGCCCGACGGAAAACGCCGCCTTAAATTTCTCTGAAATATCGTTTAGAGCCGCAATTTTTGACTCATCAATATCCAGAGTCAGGACAGGTAACTGATCACCGGACATCAGAAAATCCCTCGTGGCGTTTTGAATTTCAGCAGCTCTCTAAACTGAGCTGCTGTTTTCAGATTTATTCCGGTATCAAGCCAGATTTCGGAGAATCCAGCGGCTGCGGTGTAGTCCAGGATGCTGCTGATGACGTGCTCCCCGTCTCGCCAGAACTGTCGGCTGGCTTCAACGTCGGCAATGAACGCATCCAGTCCGTAAGACTCAAGGACGAAATTTGACTGTTCCACATTCCATTGACTTCGTTCATCAACCCATTCGCCTGAGCAGGCTTGTTTATCGACGAGACGCATGTAAAAAAAACCAGCTCGCCGATCACTTCATCGAGTTCAACGATCTCGCGCTCTAGCGCCACGTCCAGAGGCTTGGTGTCCCACCCTTTCCCTTCAACCGGGTACACCAGATTCGACAGGCGAATAATCTCATTCACAAGCGTATTGCGTACACCGTTCGGGCCATCCCAGGCTTTATCGTTAGTGCAGATCCGCTCCAGCATCAGGTAAGCCACTCGAGGACCAGCCACCACGCCAAGCCCCTCTGAAAAAATGGCGGAAAATGTTTTGCTGAGTACGAAGAAATGTTCCCGGTAAATTTCTTTTGAAATGGGTGCTGCGTGGATAAATGCCGCCCCCATCTCGGTTTCAACGGGGATAATAAGATTCATATTTCGAGAGATTTTCATCAGATATCCCACATTTCCGAGTTGATGTAATAGGTTCCCGTAATCGTAATGGCAACGCCCGGCTGCCCCCCGGCAAAGCTCATGTCCTGCACATTCGTAATGGCTGTATTTAGCACTTCAAAATCGCCAAAAGTTGAACTGTCTGAGTAGATTTTTGCATCCCCGATCGCAGTGTTTGTCTCCCATTGGGATTTGTACTGTGCTGCGAGCGCCTGGCTGCGAACAAGGTGAACTTTCGCCTGCATGATCAGATAAGGCTGTGGCGACTGGACTGCGCCAGTCATTGCAGGTAGGAAGTCAGTCATGTTCCCCTGGAAAACCAGTTCAACGCCCTCTTTAGCGAGGTAAGACGCGGAAACGTTGAGTTCCGAATGGTCGGTAAATTTGATGCTGGCGCGGACGCGGTTAAGCACGCCAACCGGAATCATTGGATTTGGCACGGTTCAACTCCTTTTAGGAAATCTGCATGGTCACGTTGATGTTGAAGGTGATCGCGGTGAAACCGCGCATTGGCGTGTAAGTCGCAGACAGGCCAGCGTAACGACCAATTCCATAGTCGTTCGGGTTGTCTTTGGTGTACTGCTTGAACGAAATCGCGTTCACTGGTGTCTGGCCGTTCACCAGTCCATAAGACACGCCAGTGTTGAACACGCCCTGAGCAACCATCTGGAGGCGGTCGATACCATCCTGGTTGTAATACAGCGGGTTGATCGAGTTGTTGCTGCCGTTGATCACGGCATTTGCCAGCATCATATCGACGTTGATTTGCACCCAATCGACGCTGTACCAGTACGTCATGTCCTGGCCGTCGCTGGTAACACCTTTCACCAGGATGGTGTTCGAAATCCCGCCCTCGGCCCCGGTGTCCACGTAGTTGATGTTCTGGGCCACCATCGTTTTAAGGATGTTGTCTTTCGATTTATTGGCGTTGACGGCCTGCAGGAAGCGGAATGCCATCGGCGGCACTTTGTTTACTTCAGAGGGCGATGCAGAGACGAAATTCCACATTGCGGCCGCCGCCGCGTTGGTCGCCGGATAGCTGTCATCGGCCATCGCCACAATGGACTTGATGCTGCTGTACGGAGTCACGTAATTCGTATCGCCCGGAGTGTCTTCCAGCACGAAGAAATATTGCTTCGCGTCATTCGCCGTATAGAGTTTTGCCAGCGTGATGAAATCGGTATCACCCTTCCACGCTTCCGGCACCAGATACGCATAGAAGCGCTTAAGCGGCATCTGCATGTACTCTTTTAGCGCTGCCACCTCATCACCTACAACATCGTCTTGATACCCCAGCTCCAGCAGGTAGGTGCCCACTGATTGCTTGCCCTGCCCGAAGAAGGTATCACTCGCGACAACCAGGTCCTCGCTTCCGCCGATCGAGAACTGGCCCAGCGTCGTCGGCGAACCGTCCAGCGTCGAGCTACTGTCACTCCATGTCAGCGTGCCGAGAATGCCCAGAGTCGCCGTAAACGTGCCATTCCAGGCAGATGGCGAACAGCCAGAGATTGTGATTTCAATTTCGCTTCCCGGATCGCGGTCAATCGTTTTCCCCTGTGGCAAGGTAAGCGTAAATTCGCAGTCGAAAGAGGACAGCTCGGCTGTCAGCGTGCCGATCGGGATTTTTACCAGGTCGTTGATATCCGAATCCTGAGTGAGCAATACCGGCTGCCCTGGCTCCTGCAACGTCGCGCCAAAGGACAATATTGCTGACATCTGCTGAAGATTGGACGGCGTGGCGCCAATCGTCTGCGAGACGTTAACAGTGACAATTTCGTAGCCCATTATTTTACCTCGTAGTTGAAAATGACTTCTTTGATAAGCTGCTGAGAGATGTCTCGCGTCGTGGCCTGGTAGTAGTTCACGTCAAAATCCACGATTTTCTTTTTCGCCAGCGCGTTGATTTCCACCTGGTTCGATTTGGCATCGCTGACGATCGGAACGTTGGTGATACCGAACTCCTCATCTTCAAGCGCTTTAGCCACCACAAAATCGACGAAATCCAGCGCCTTTTGGTTGCTGAAGCCGTAGAGCGTGACGCGGACTGAATCCTGTGCGAACTGATAGCGCCGTCCATCACGGTTGATCGGTGCCAGCTGTAGCGGCTGCGTGGCGCGAACGTCGGCAGCGATATACGGCGGTTTCAGGTTGGTCGGCACCAGAAAGGACGGGTAGACCGTGGCGAACTGCCTCAGCGCCAGCCAGATGGGAGTGCTGTTCGAGATAATTTGCTCATCGCTGATATCGTCCGGGCTGTCGATAATCTGCGACCGCATTGTGGGAAGGATCGCCATACCCCGATAGTGGAAAATGCCGGATTGGGTATACCGGCTTTCCATCCGGGAGAAAGCAAACTGCGTCCCCTCGTATTCGCCCAGGTAAATCCCGTTCGGGTCCTCAATGTTAAAATCGTCAGCCTTCGCGATGGGCGTGAAGATGATGTTGTTAATGTCACGGGAGACGCTTTCTGACTGCTCAGAAACCACCTGCCGATGGAGGCTGCCCTTAATCGTCGCAACCAGAGGATTGGTGATCCCCATTCGTTCCAGCTCATCCGGCTCGATAATCGCCGCGTTAATCCAGTAAACGAAACCGTCCAGCGGGAGAACCTGACGCACATAAAGGCGAAAGGTAATTTCCTGACCAGATGAAATGGTTTCGACGGCAGACTGGAGTACGCTGGAAAGCTGGGTGCCGGTACTTTCGGCAATTTCATCAAGACTCGGCATCGTTACCTATCCATGCAACAAAGGAGGATTTGAACAGCCCCCCATCGATAAACGACGGTCGCCGTTCGCCGCGCTCAATCTTCAGACGAGAATTTTTACCCTCCAGCGCGGCCAGTGTCGGCACGCCATCAACGGACAGCCCCGCCATTTCCTCGCCTTCGAGAAATACGTTGAACGCTTTCATGGTTTCACCCAGCAGCTCGCCGCCCGGCATCGGTGCGCCGTACTGGATGTGGTTGATGAGAGCGTAGGCAAGCGCCTCACCCACTTCAGGGACGATCTGCTTTTGGTGCAGCTCCCAGAAGTGAGTGAACAGCTTGTAGCGCTCCTGCAGGTCTTCAGCGACTTCGTAGGTAGTAGCCGGGTTGTCGCCGTAGTCGTAAGGAATATCGATGACGCCCAGGCAGACTTTCACGGTGTTAACCCCCAGACATTCCCCAGCTCCATCAGCACTGCGGCAGCGGCCCGGCCATATGGATCCTGCAACATCATCAGGTCGGCCAGAGAGAGATTGCTCAGCGCGTCGCTGATGGCCATCGAGCCAGAAGTGCCCTGATCTGCGGCTGAGTTAACCAGGCCGTATATCGGAGTATTCAGGTTCAGTTTCTTTCTCTGATCGGCAAAGAAGGTGCTGGGCGGCGTATCACTGGCAAAGCGCAGGAGCAGTGAGCCACCGGCGTTGTATACGGTGTTCGTGTAGATAATGGGGAGGAACTGCAACCCCATCCCCATCGGTACCAATTCCAGCGCCGACTTGTAGCAACACAGTAGCGTGGGATCGTCGTCGGAGATGGCGGTATCAGGCACGCCCATTACGCCACGAACGAAACGGACGTATCCGTCAAACGTCGGGCAAATGGTCATTATTTTTTCACCTGAACTTTTTTATCGATTTTCGCCGGGTTTGGCTGGTCCTGATCAATGGCTTCGCCTTTGATTTCCATCTGAATGCCGTCTGCCAGTGGTGATTCACCGCCCTGGATAATGGCGTTGTCCACAGCTACATCGAGTGCTACTGCACTTGCCTCAAGGATTTGCTGAGATTGGTTGTCGAGGTTTTCGATTTTCTGCTCAAAGTTTTCGATGATTTCGGAAGAGCTGGCCTCTTTCTCAATCGAGTAGCAAATCCCAGAGAAGTTTTTATCCACCTGGTCTTTGGGCTGGAAACCATAGGGTTCGTGCTGCCTGATGATATGAGCGATTACCTCAGGGGGTTGCTCGATGGGATGCTGCTTACCAGATGGGATAGTCACACCGAAGGACTGTAATTTTTCCGGCAGTTTGTAATTGAAGGTGTGGGCCTGACGAGAGCAGTTGATGACAAAAAGCTTCATGGTTTTTCCTCAAAAAAATGGGGAGCTAATGCTCCCCAAATCGACCAGACGTTTTAAACGAGGTTTTTACTGATATTTCGCGGACAGCAAGGTCACGCCTTCCGGACGGAAGTTCCAGCCCGGAGTCGAGCGCATGGTGTACAGCGTGGTAAGACCGCCATCTGGCATCGGAGACGGGATCTCAGTTGGCGCGGCGACATCGCAGAACATGACGTTCACCGCCTGCTGATTCGGCGTCAGAGTGGCGAAGATATTGGTATTAATATCCTGTCGCGCATCCGGTACCACCAGCTCAGGGTTGGTCACAACGATCAGGTCAGTACCGCCAGCACCTTTGCCAATCAGCGTATCGTCCTGACAGAACAGCACATCATCACCGCTCGCGCTTTTCGCAATGGCTTTAATCATGCCACCGGTCGTATCAGTACCGGCTCCTGGACGCTGGTAACTGGTCAGTTCAACGACCCCAGTCCATTCCAGTGCTTTCATGAAGCGCTGAGGGCAAAGTACAACCGTGGTCAACGGCTGCCCCAGCAACATCATTTTGGTTTTCTGATCAGCAATCAGCCCCAGCATAAACTTAGCCATTTCACCCGCATCCCAGGTGGTGTAGGTGTCATTGCCCTGGCTGTCACTTCCGAGGTTGAGCGTTGTTGCGCTCGGGGAATTGGTAATCCCCTCGTTGTTGGATGCCTTCACGCCGTAAAGCAGCATATTACGCATCTGCTGGGCATGACCCTGACGGTTTGCCAGACGCAGGCCATCTGTCAGTGAATAGCCCCAGCGGTTAGCCGCATCGGTATCCAGATAACTGTATTGTGAGCGGGTTGAAATACGATAGGTCATCATCTGGTCGTAACCGCCAGTGATGGTAGCTGACGGCAGCTGACCAGGGAGAGACTGGCCTACATGCGCCTGTGTCGTTGCGCGGAGGTATTTCTGGTAAACGACGAGGTCGCTTGAACCAATTTTCACCGTCGGTGCAGAGCCAGGCAAAATATCGAATGCGCCGGATGCCATGCTGTACTGCATGATAATTTCCGGCAGCATCATCGATGGCGATACTGTGGTAATCGCAGGTGCGAATGCGCTCATTACTTACTCCTTAAATTAAGAACAGGCCACACGGCTTATCGGTGTTCCAGATCACGTTGCCGCTGGTCTCTTTTTCGACGGTCAGGTTGCCCAGCATGGAGACCATCAGCAGCTGGATGTTTACTTTCGGGTTCGCTGAAGTAGCGCTCGAGTAAACATCGATGACGTTATTTGTCAGATCCCACACGAAACCATCAGCGCCCACCGCTTCATTACCGCTGTTAGCGAGTGCTGCAACGGCCTGGCTCACTGGAAGAGGAATTCGGGCACCGGACCCAATGCGGAAGTAGTGAACTGATCCACCAGCGAGGTACAGCGGTACCGGATTCCCTGCCGTGGTAATGCCGTGATAGGCCTGGTTAACCACCGAGAACGCATTACAGACGGATGCTGTTGCGAGCTTAATGCGCGAACCAGCGACATTTTCGTCAGGCTTAGCGATGCATTCCATAACGCCTACGCCACCCCAGATCGGTGCTGCGAGCGCATCATCCAGAGAACCAGAACACAGCTGCAGGCGAATAGCAGGATCGTCCTGAGCATCGCCTTGCGTCAGACCACGCGATTCGACATTAAACATGCCCGCGAAAGAACCTTGTGTTTTGAAAGGATCGAGATTAATTGCGGCCATTGTTCAGGCTCCCTTGAGTATTAAGTTTTGACATGACGCGCGGCTGAGTCTGGAACGCTGCCAGCCACACGCGCGGATCGCCCTGATATTCGGTAATCATGCGGCCAGCTTCATCGCTGCGAACACGCTTGTTCAGGTGGCCCTGAGTGTTGTTCATTTCGTCCTCAATGGAGGAACGAGCCGCCCCGTAAATTGCTTCTTCCAGGACTGAGAGCGTCGCCGAGTCAGCAATGGCACGAATATCTACATCAGCATGTTTTGGCGCATGCTTCTGCATGGCGATCAGAACACGCTTGCGATAATCCATAGATTTTTCGCCAGAGAATGGGGGTGGGGCTTTTTTGCCACATGCGGTGTAAGCGGAGTCAGCTTTTACCTGTGCTTCAGTCATAGCGGCATCAGCCTTTTTCTGTTCCTCCTCGTCGGCTTTGGCCTTTTCTTCGGCATCAGCCTTCGCTTTTTCTTCCGCTTCAGCATCAGCTTTGGCCTTCTCTTCATCGGCCTTTTTCTGCGCTTCTGCTTCATCGGCTTTACGCTGCTCTTCCTCAGCGGCATCAGCCTTTTTCTTTTCTTCTTCGTCAGCCTTAGTCTTCTCTTCGGCCTGTTTTTTGGCCTCATCGTCAGCATCAGCTCGCGCTTTATACCCGTTCTCCAGTGAATCCATTCGAGCGGAAATTGTTTCAAACCCCTTACTCACACCACCCAACGCGTCGCCTACTACTTTTGCGACGATGCTTTCGAGCATTTTTTCGTCCATATCAATGTCACCTTTGTTAGAAACCTCGACCCCTGCGGGGATCTTTTCTTTGTCCCACACTCCCAAAGAGCCGTGGTCCTCTGTTACCAGGGCGATGTGGTCGACCAGGAACGGCACACCTTCAATAAGAAAGTTTGTATCACCGTCCTGTACCTCCACACTGCCTGATGCGTTGTTGAACACGACCGCCGGGCTGGTGGATACCTTGCCCGTTGCGATTTGTTCGACGATGTCCCGGATGTAAATCCGACAAACCGCCCAAATTTCATCGCCCCGGATATATGGCAACATTACGGAACCAACTATTCGCTCCGTAAATTCCTGCTCATTGAGGACGGCCTCACCGGGATGGTTTGCGATTACCGGCAGTCCATTGCAGCGCTGTAGAAACTCGTCGTTCAGGTAGAGCTTTGGGTCTCGCCAGACGTGTTCCTTCAACCCCGTTCGGTAGGCCAGCCCGGTCCCCGTTATGCGCAGATTAACCAGCCACATATTCGAAAACTTCATCGGTGACGGGGCTGTGCCATCCCGTATGCGCTGGGCTAATTCAAACTCTGTTAAATTCACGTTTTCCCTTCTCCGTTAAAAATTCGATGGGCAGTTTTTGAGGCGCATAAATCGGGAATACCTGGCAGCTGCAATACACCTCTTCGCCTGCTGCTGTGATTTCGTCGTAGAAACCGTTAACGGGTTTAATCAGCCCCTGCTCGACAGCCCATGAATCACGCAGCAGATAAATCAACGTGTCCCGGTCTTTATGATCAACGCGGTAGTCATAGCCGGGTCGCCGCCAGTTCGAATGCCAAACAAAAGCAATTGCCCCGCTCTGCACCGAAAGCAGATATTTCACATTGCTGGTGAGCTTGTGGCCCTGGTCTATTGCCACCCGGCGGCTAATGAAATCCAAATCAGATACCGATTTCCGCATCGCGGATTTCTGAGCGTTTTTGTTGATCTCACTGACTCCGTCCGGCGGGATCGATGATACCCAGCCCTGGAATCGCTGAACCGTGCGTTCAATTGCCTGATCACGGTTCAACTGGATGAGGTTGGCGCTTGAAAAAATGCGTTTATTGAGTTCTTCACGAAACTGTGGCTTTAGCTTATCGAGGGTGACTCGCGTCGGGCCTTCGGGAGGCTGGTCTTTCAGTGCACCACCATCGACGACGAGGCGGCTGTATATGGCGGTGAGATGCTTACGAGCGACTTCCGGGCTGGGTGACTCTCTGGTGGCGGCAACACGCAGTTTGCGGGACCATTCGAGCAATGATTTCTCAGAGTCCCAGCCTTTATTGACGTAATGATTAATCGCTTCGGTCAGCACCTCATAGAGGCTTTTACTTTTCCTCTTTTTCGCCGCCTGGCTCTTCTTCGCCATTTGGTTGCTCCGGAGGTGGTGGGATGAAGTTGGCCAGCGCTTCTAAATCGATGATGAGAGGGAAATCACCATAGGTCTGGGTACCGTTAACGATCCCGGCCACCCAATCAGCAAGCGTTGCCCTGTTCTCTGGGTCCATAGTCGGAGACAACGCGGTATAGAGTGCCACAGCCTGCTGTATTACCTTGCTGTCTGCGTCGCGGCGCTTGTCCGGGGATTCATCGACGAGCTCCTGCCATTTGGCGCTAAACTCACGTTTCCACTTCTGAAACATGGTCTGGTAATCATCCAGAATGATGTCTGGATAGTCGTTTTTCAGCGCCTTGTAGAAGTCCTCACTCCACGCGATGTACATCACCAGCTTTTCGAAGAAATCCATCACCGGCTCGATTTTCTGCCGCACACCATCGATGTACTGGCTAATGGCTTTCGAGTCTTCGCTCCCCTCGCTCCATCCTTTCGAAAATGCTTCCTCTTTCAGAAGAATTGCCGGGACATCGCTGCCGGTGGCGATGTTCGAAATAATGTCGTCACGCGATGTGGTGAGCGCTTTATCGATGTTCTGAAGGTTCAGAGATTCGATATCATCTTCATGGCCAACGTTGATTACCCCGCTGTTCCGCGCCAGCTTGACCACTTCACGCTTAAATTTCGAAGCTGCGGCCATAATGCCGTTGGCGATCGAACCATTCTGTTTAATCTTCGCCACCAGAACACCGGCCTTCTGACTAACGAGATCATCCGCCTGCATCGTCCCAACGAAAGATTTCATGGGGAAAAGGACGCGCTGGAAAACGCTACGACCAGTGAAGCCAAAAGCCGAATTCTGATATTCGAGATAAATTGGCGTGCCGTTGAAAACTTTCAGCGTTCGTGACTTGTGCCAGTTTTTCCCGTTTATCTTCAGGGTTTTCTTTGGCTCCTGAAAAAATGGGCTGTTTGGGTTTTGATCCGTAACCATCGAACCTGACGCATTGAGAGGATCCCAGACGTTGATGTAAACCTCATCCTCACGCAGGCCAAATGTTGGCAGTGGTGAACTGCAACCGGTACTAATGGTTCCCACGCCAATCGCCGCAGCGCCGTAACAGCGAGAAACAAAGAAGAAATTCTTTATTTTTTCGTTGATCCCCATCCGCTCCCACGTATCACGAAACTGCGTGATAACGCGCTCGTCCGGGTCGGTGTCTACGTTGTACTGGCGCGGCTTGCACATCGCCATTTCGATGGGCTTTTCTACCAGCTTGCCGCCTAGCGGGTGATACTGCCAAAGCAGCTTACACAGCTCATAGCCGACATCTGTCCCCGGTTGAATTCCTTCATGGTCGAGAATTTTTGTCAGCTCGGAACTGATGTTGTTATTGAACTGAATTTCAGCCATCAGAATTCCCTGTTTACAGTGCTTCGTAGTTGCCGAACGCGATGATCAGCCCGTACGTGTAGCAATCGAAGAGGTCATCGGCGCGTTTGTGCGCTTTCGGGTCTGCCAGGTGGAAACCGGCGATTTGGCGGATGAGGTGGTTTGCGGTCTTTTTCTTGAACTCAACAGTTTTGTCATAGGCGGGTTGAGCGATTTTCGCTTTCTCCTGCCAGTGATGACCGGACGCCAAAACTGCCCTCTCGTCTTTACCTTTCGCCGTCAGAGCCGATTTGATGGGCCTCATGTCCCAATCTTCGGTTTCGGCTTTCTGGTTGAGGATGGCGCCCATTGCGGCGTCTTCCATGAAAACACCCTGGCTGCCAAGACGAGGGCGGCAAATCTTCGCCAGCCGCTCGAGGTTGTCGTATACGCTCGGCATGTATTCCGGAAGCAGCGACGCCTTAATCTGAGTGATATCCCAGTCGATAATCGTCAGCCGTGGCTCGGAGTAGGTTTCCTCATAGGCGAAGTAAACGAACCCTGTACCGTCGTTTTCGGTACCGCCTTTTAGCGCGGTATCAGCCACGGCAAAGATCATGTCGCAGGTATCTGGCATTACTACAGGCTGGCCATCCACCAGCAGCTTGTTCACGTCCAGCAATGCGTCTTTCGACCAGTCGATAAATTCAGCCAAAAATTCCTGCTGCCACACTCGCGGATCCGTATTCTTTTCGATTTCCGCCAGCTCGTCGGCTGGTAAGTGAGGGTTGGTCGAAGTTGGCGCGTGGTGCTTATGGAAGCCGTGCGCGGGGTCGTTGCAAATGGCGTAGAAAAAGTTCTGGTCGTTAATGCCGTCTGGAGTGGAAAACACCCAGGCTCGACCACGATAGTCCACCAGCGTGGGCTTGATAGCTCGGGGCCAGACTTCCTCAAGCATTTCCGGGGCTTTAGTAAATGCCGCCTCATCTATCAGGACGGCGTGGTATTTACGGCCACGGCCTGCGAGTTTGTTATCGTCAGTAACCCAGAAATCAATTTTCCCGCCGTTTTTCAGGAGAATTCGCTTTTCACTTCGTGACTGCGTTTTGATCAGCGGCCCGAGATAGGCGATCAGCTCATCAAATATTTCCTGATACTGACGGTACTGCGCGGTAAAGATGCCTACGCGCCCCGCTATCGCTTTTTGAGTACCGGGGATAAGAAATTTATTGGTGGCGTAGCTTATGGCCACATCCACCAACATGACCGTTTTACCCCAGCGACGACCACAGCAAACAGCGTTGTATCGGTACTGACCTCCCTCGGTCCAGACGTGCAACTGCCCCGGGTGTAGTTCCGGAAGAAAAATATCCATCACATCCCCGTCGGTATTTATTCGCAGCCAGGAGGTTTAAGCGAATTGTGAATAATGATCTGCTCATTGCCGTTGCCACCATTACGGAGGTTTTCGATTTCGGCTTTGATTTTTTCATTGCTCAGACGAGCACGTTCGATTTCCAGTAACCGAAGTTCTCTGTCCTGCTCGCTGGAGGCCAGATTGTGGAAAGCTGCGAGGTTTTTCAGTGCAGCATCCTGATCCCTCGTCATCACCTCTATGCCGAATTTTGTTTTCTTCACGCCAGCGATTAACCGACGGGCTGGCCCTACGAGGTCGCGGGTGTCAGTCAGGAAAACATCTTCGATGCCTTCACCTGCGCAACGTGGACACTCAGGATTGGGATCGTCGTTCGGCATAAACCCGAGGCCACCATATTCAGGTGCTGGCTTACCGTCCGTTGAGGCTTTTTCTGCGGCCTTATCAAACTCGTCAATATCTCGCCACTGATAGAGAAAATTCTCCCCCCAGCAATAGCGACAACATAAGCGGCGCATTTGAGAAACTTCGCCAGGGTCGGCAATCGCTATTTCATGCCAGTGTCTGAGAATGTCCTGGGCTTTCAATATTGCTTGCCCGGCTAATTGTTCAATACCCTGATTGATGGCTTTTGCTATCGAAGGCTTTCGGTAAAGTATCCTCGCGTTTCGAGGTCCGCCTGTATAACCAGCCTTGCTGTATGCCTCGTACTTATCGCGGCACTCGAGAAAGTAGGAAACAAATAGTTTTTCCTTCTCGGTTAAATCTGCGCAAAAAGCGGATCTTTTCGGATCTGTGTTTGCGCATTCCTGTGCAGACTTATCTTTTACCTTCCCCTGTGCTCTCGGGGCTTTTGCCGGATTCTGCGCATCTTTTTGCGCAGTTTTTTTTTGCGCATTATTCTGCGCAGGCTTTTTTATGTAGCGGCGAGCACTGTCGTAATTCAGCCCCTGTTGCTCACACCATTCTTTCGGAGAGATTCCCGTACTGGCGTAAGCAGCAGCAAACTGAGATTGCAGCTCCTTCCAGTCGGGTTTGCTCATCAATCACTGTCCTTACTGCGCGAAAGTCTCATCAGCTCGTTATAGGCGTACACATCACCGTTACGGGCACGCTTGTACAATGCCCCACGTAATTCAGCTTCACCTTTAGCGGTACCAATTCGAATGGCTTCACGAAATAGCGTTAGCGTCTTCCTGTCTTGCCTCAGTTCGTCCATGTCGATATCGAGTACGTCTGCTATCTGCTGCTCTGTCAGACGACGAGCGGCCAGCGCCTCTACCTTTTCACGAGCGAACATAAGCACCTCTACGATTTGATATGCAGTACCATTCCGTAGTCATCAGTGCCGGCAGGCAGTTGAATTTCCTCTTTCAGACGAAGACGCAGTTTTTTGAATCCCCGATAATCCACATAATGATGAACACGACCGAAGCGGAACATCATCCTGGAAATGTCGGGATGCATCTCAATCTGCATTTTGCTTTTGTTATACGTCCCCTCTTTCGCGTAAAACTCTGCGGTGTTTCCACCTTTTGTTTTTTGCGTCTGGATTTTTTGTTGGAGGAACGCATTGAACTGGACCGTACACCAGCCAGCCTTGAGCATTCTCAGTGATAAATCCGTATCCTCGTTGTAACGCCCTCGCCACCGAAACGGGAGGTCGTTGCGAATAAGGTTGCAGGAGTAAATGCGGGTATTGGTAACAAATGGCGGTAGCTTGTCCCTCTCCGGGGCAAACATGGCGTAATTAGGCCCCGCCATTCCTACGTTCTGATAACGCTGCACAAAATCCTCCATGCAGCGGAATATGGTCCCGTCACCCACGCGGATCCGCTTGTTTTTATGCAGACGGAAAAAATGACGGATGTTGTCATCCATAACCCAGTGCCAGGCGAACCCGTTGGCTATCGAGTGATCCCACGCAAAATTCCGCGCTGCACCCGGGCCGACGCTTTTAGTCAGCCCCAGATCGTCAAAGGTGTCATAGTCACGCTGGTATTGCTTATCGAGCACCAGAATATTCTTCGCATCGATGACTGCGGCGTACAGGTCATATTCTGTTTCCTCGATCACGATGTGATATGGGACTCCAATATGTTCCAGCGCTTTGGCCGTCATGCGAGAATCAGCCCGACCCTTGCTGACGATATAAATCGGGTAATTAGGATTCATCGCTGATGTATGCCTTATTCACCGTGGATTCCCGTTTATGTTCCGGGTACCAGATATATTTCGTTTTCGCCGTTATCTGCTGCTGCACGAGCTGGGCGAATAGCGCAACGTCAGCATCAGTCTCGAAATGCACAATAAGCTGGCGTACGCCGTTGGTGTTTCCCTGATCGAATGCAGGCATTCCAACCCAATGGTCTGTTGGGTCGTCAGGCTCAACGCCCAAAATATTCCCTACTTCCAGATCACTGAATCCCAGCAGACCAATATCAAAATCAACATCCTGTAGCGCCTCAATCTCCACTTTAAGGAGTTCGCCATTCCAGCCGGCATTGAGAGGCAGTCGGTTATCGGTTATCCGCTATCCGGTACGCAGTTTTTTGCGTATCGGTAAGACCCGACAAAGTGATAGTGGGTATTGAGGTAACACCCATTTGCTCTGCGGCCAACACACGGCCATGTCCTGCAATTATTTCACCGTTATCATCAATCAATATCGGGTTCGTCCAGCCAAACTCCTCAATGCTCGCCACAAGCTGCAACACTTGCCGATCGTCATGCGTTCGGGCGTTGTGAGCATATGGGGTTAGATCCTTTAACGGGCGATAGACGATTTTAAGTTTCTCAGTCATATCTCCGCTCTCTGATAAAAAAGCAGCGATGATCAATGCGCAGGGTGCGCGGCGGGTATCACTACTGCTTTAACAATCACTATCGGGCACCATCGTAATGACCCCCTGTAGTGGCTGCTGTATAGGGAAAACTTGTAAGCACTGGTACCGGCAGCTGGTTGTCCGGTGGTTCAGGAAAGAGTTGGGGATCGCCGTTGAAGAATACGCTCCCCGCTTTACGCCACAGCTGGATATGTTCTGAAGCAGAGCCGGGAAAACCCGGCTTTTAGCTGAAAACGAATTTTTCGTCCATAATCGCCAAACAGTGATTCATCAAAACAAGAGTAAAAACATTCCCTGCTAAATATTCAGAATGTGCAGAAACTAAGCCAGCCCAATTCTCGGAAACTTTTTTGTTAGTTTTGAGTAAACCCTCACAAGCCATCCACTCAAAAGTGCACTTCCCATAAATTTTCTTTAATTCTTCAGTTTTAGCCGGCTCAGTAATATTTTTGAGCGATGGAGGCATTTGCGTTAACGCATATGCATATTCGCAAACAGCCTTCTTAAAATCTAACTTAACTCGTAGCTCATCCTGTTTTCTCCACCGAAGCATTGCCCATACAGCAACTGCTACAGTAGCCATTGCCACTAGTGCTGAAATTGCTGCCCATATGGTTGCCCAAGGCCAGTTAAAAATTGTTTGCAGCATGAAAACCTCCTTGAAATAAGGAGGTTATTCTACCCTGGCAAACGCATAACTGCCGATACCCTCGCGCCCGAGCTGCGTCTCAAAGTCGTTGCTCTCCATCAGTGCGAAGCCCTGCTCTGCGAACCAGCTGACCAAGCCGTCGTGGGTCCAGTACCAGATATGTTCGTCCCGGCGGAAATGGCGGGAGCGGATGACGTGCTCTGCACCGGAAAAGATCGGTACCGAAACGAATACCCATTTTTCCGCTCGAGCTACGGCGACGTCCGGGCGGTCGATATGCTCCAGGCTATCCCAGAACGATAGCGCGGTGTAACGCTCCCGGTAGAGATGCGCCCACATACCCCGCTGCTTTAACCACTCCACACCTGCAGGGTTTACGTCGAATCCTTTCGTGTCCGGCCGGGCCGTGACAAATTGCCCTGCGCCTATCCCCACGTCGAGAACCTGGCCAGTATAGTGCCGGGCCACCAGCCTGATACGTGCCGCCGTCAGTTCTCGCCCGAGTTCTGTGTCGGCCAGCTGCTGGTACCGGCAGAAGTAATTTTCATCATACGGGCGATTTTTCGGTACCGGATACCGGCCCATACCGAGTTCGGGCAGCCAGATCAGGCCGCGATTAATTTCTTGTGAAAATCTCTTCATGCTGCGTTCCGCCTGCGAGCCTGCTGGTAGACATTTGTGATGAATCCCTCCACCTTGCCGGGCAACCCACTGATGCGCTTATCGCAGTCGTGGATCATTTCCTGGCATTTGCAGTAGCGGTCCGGGTAGATAAAGAGCGCGGTGGAAAGATCCATGCAGCGCGGGTCCGTCACCTTCGAGTGATGGTTGTTGCCACCATTGCCACCAGCGAGGCAAATCATCGGACGCTGATACGCCAGTGCAGCATGCATGATGACGCATGGCCCGGTCAGCACGATATTTGCGCTTTCCACCAGCGCCAGCATTTGCCAGATGGTCAGTTCGCCGTGATGGAATTTCTGATGAGCGAAAGGCTCGCCGTCAGGAATCCACTCTTTCCCCTCCTCCACATCAGCGACGCTGATGACGTGGAAGCCGCAAATAGCCAGGCGACGCGCAATGTCATCGATGTACTGATTCAACGGGCCACGGCTGGCGTTATGCCATTCCGAACGTTCCGTTGTAGGTCTAATCACGGCCACCGGCTTACCTGCGGGAATGCGGAGACCAGCAGCTGTGTAGCTGGGCAAATCCATCGGCGCTGGCGCCGTACCAAACTGCTGTTGCATCGCGTCGAAAATGCCGCCTTGCTGCAGGTGTCCATTTCCGTAGAAAACGCGATTGCGGGGAATGCCCGGCGGTTCGCACTCAAACGGCACTGTGGAAGACTGCTCGCTTTTCTTCTGCGTGCGCAGCGGCGAGTTGGCATGAACAAAATGAAGGTTTGGGATACCGGCATAAATTTCAGGAAGCGGCGTTTTCAGCCAAATTTCGTGTCCTTTTTGGGCCAACGCTTTGATGAAACAGCGCTGGTTGATGTTGTCGCCGATGCCGTGCATCCCGTCAAAATAGAGTTTTTCAGGCATTAAGAGCCGCCTCAAGTGATAAGCGAGTGAAGCAGGTCAGCGCGGTTTCGCGCGACGCGTTGATGATTTCCACGCCCGGTAGGAGGCCAGCCAGGGTGGAGAAGTCGGTGTGCCATCGCTCTACTTCGCGCGGTACCGGATTGTGCATGGTGACCGGATGTCTGCCGTGCCAGTGAGCACCGTTCGCCAGGGTGCAATCGTAACCCAGCAGGATCACCCTCTCAGCGCCGAGGTGCACAGCGAGCTGTATGGCACGCTGGCCGGAATTGAATGGGCCGCCTTCCGCTGGACTGAATAGACTCACGCCGAACCGCAGGTTTGCACGCTTGCTTTGGGTCCAAAGTGCGGCAGTGGTCTCCAGCGAGTCATGGTAATGATCCCACCAGGCAAAATCAGATGCGTAGATGTGCTGGCAGTCTGGCACTGCCCTCCAACTCGAATTTACCGCGATTACCGGATAACCGGAGCCAGAGACCAGTACGCAGTCGTCCGTCGTCAACGAAGGGCCGCTGGCGACACAGATAAAGGTTTTTTTCATGAGTTTTGACGAAAAAAAACCGCCCGTAGGCGGTTGAACATTTTGAAGACGAATTACAGTTCTTTAACCGAATAAATCAACTTTTCTGAGGCGAAATCTTTCCTGAACAACAAAGTGATAACCATTTCAAAACCATTATCATTTTGAACTATGGTGGCTTTTCTGAAGGAATAAATTCCACGGGCAAATGCTATTTGTGCAGGTTCATCTAATTCCAAACTCCACACACCATTTTTAATGGTCTCGCTGTTGGTTCGTTTCAGTTCACCCGATACCCCAGCTTTCAAAACATAAGTTGATTCAGCTCTTTTGCCATCTCCATCAACAAAAATTGTCCTGATTGATGGGCCAAACTTGGTTAAAGACATCAGCATTTTTAATCCCTTAATGATTGGAAGTACAAGCATTATGGGGTCATTATCACAGGCACTCAATGAATGCCTGTTGTAATGGCACACTTAAAGTGCGTTAAAGATGTCTGTAAACTTCTTGATGAGGTCTTTATCAGGTTGGAAGTAAAAACGCCCTCCCGACGACGTGGCTATGGAGAGTTTTAGGTTACGCGGGTTTGCACCCTTATCCTTCATATCCTGAGCGAATTTTTGAAACCAAGATTCTTCTTTGTTGATCAAACTAATCCAAAAGAAACCTTGTTCACCATATTCAATTCGCTTTGGTAGATTGTCAGAATCAGCGTCACCAAGCATCTGGTGCCAGTAACATTTTTTCCTTCGATACCAATCAGTACTAGCCCAAGACTTTCCGCACGACCAGCCAATACTAGTCAATTTGACAGGCATGGCTGTTAAATTTGTGACAACAATGGCAATGCCGGGCTGCTGTGCATTGTCTCCCTGAGCCCCGGGGGTCACGATGATCCTTTCCCCAACATCACATGCAACCCTAACTTTTGTTTTCCTGTTCGCAAGGTACAGCGATGTTACAACCGCTATCAGTGTCCCTATGCCTGAAACCCAACCTCCAATTGCCGAGAATAAAGCAATTTTATCAGCAGTTGTCATCCGAACGCTCCTCTATGTGCGAGGTGCATATTTCACGAAAATATCTGGGATAGGTCCAGATAAATCTTTTTACTAATGGGTAGCGATTTGTGTAGCAGTTACTTTGTCATAGGTTCGTTCGCAAGTGCTGCCGGCGACATAACGTTCATCAGCCTCTTTTGCGAACTCTCCCGCCAGGCTGTCAGCTTCGCCAAGCAGCTGGGCGAGCAGACTGGCGACCTCGGCTTTTGCTGCGCTTGCGGCGGCAATTGCGGAAAGTCGGCCTGTTTCGCTTCCTGCGAGTTTCCGCTGTAAGACTTTGAGCTGCTTCCGCAGCCCGTCAGCAGCAAGATCAGCAGCATCAGCATCAGCCTGCACATTTGCCAGCTCGTCGGCGGCCCTTTTCTGTTCATCGTCAACCGCCCTCTGTCTGCGCCGTTCTTCCGCACGCTCGGCGACCTCGCTGTGCAACGTTGCGGTTGAGTCAGCCAGGTCACGCTGCAACCACTGAAGGTTCCAGGCGGAATCCGCCGACTCATAACCCGCGTCGTATGCTCGCCATAACAAAAAAACCACCAGCAATGTGATCGCCAGTGGCTTCCAGTATTTCCCGAGCAACCCGAGCAGCGCCGTCATACCAGCACCGATTTTGCCTTATCGAAGCGCTTGCGGCGGTCATCAAGGCCGTTGGTACCGCCATTGATAATTTTCGTGACTTTTTCCACGTCGCCCGGATATTTCAGGCAGCCCTTTGAAACGTAAAACCATGCAGCTGAACGTGCTGCATACGGCTCTTGCTCAAGGAATTGTGGTGCAGCCAGCAGATCGACACCGATTCCTGTGGCGCATTCTTTGTAATTGTCGTGCCCGGTAATCTGAATCAGGCCACGGCCGCGAAAATTCCAACCATCATTTTCTTCAACATTGCCCATGCGGTGCGCATAGACAATATTTGCGATAGCCTGCTGGTTCGCTGGGTGATCCGCTGTACGTCCATACTGCTGTGCCGTATCACCAGGGAAATATTTACCGAACGTCGCCTTTAATCCTTCAGCTGAATAATTCAGGTTCTCCACGATACGGGTAAAGCCTCCAGATTCGTGCCCCACCTGGGCGATAAACATCGCCTGATCATGTGCCTCGACGATCCCAAACTCTGCCATTGCTGCGCTGACCGGCTGAAACCAACGCGCGGCAATTCCAGCGCTGATTCCAGCTGCCTGCTGAAACTGTGATTGATTCATAGGGTTTACTCTGTTTTGTGAGGATTGTGATACCGGAAGATTTTCGAAATATTGCCACCAGCCAGGACAACGACAGCAGCGAAGGCCATGATCAGGAGGGCTTCAGGTGGGCTGACGGTTTTATAGTGGTCGGTGAGTATGAGGATCACGATAGAACCGCTGGCCACGATCAAAATGAGGGTGAAAATCTTAGCGAAAATACTGTGCTTTGCTCCCTTGCGCTGATAGGTTCCCAGCGTGATGGAAATCACCGAACAACTGAACGCTGTCAGCATCAGGAGCGCTTCATTTAGCGTTACCATCCCCACCTCCGGAAAGCAGACGGCTCAGGATTGTCTGAACGTTCACTTTCCTCAGTGAGATGAGGAAGCATACGCCCACTGCCGCTGCGACCGTCGCACCCAACCAGGTGCCAATCACTATTCCATCGGGCAGATATTTCCCTACCAGTTCGTTGAGAATCGCCGTTGTCAGCTCTGCACCCAGAATACCGATCAGGAAAGACGCCACGAAATACCCCACTTGCGCTATTCGGCTCAATTCCTGTGATGACAGCACGTAGACAACGGCACCAGCAAACGCCCCGACATAAACCCCTGCTGGCGTATCTGCAAGCAGGCTTGCAAACGTAACGCTCGTTATTGCCAGCGTAGTAGTCGTGGCTGTGGATACAGGTTCACCCACCTCAGCCCCCTAAAGTTATGCCCGGCAAAGCGAGCCTGCTATGAATAAAAAATCCCCGAATATCCAGGAGCGGCGACGGGGAAATGAGTTGCACTAAAACGGACCTGTCAGCGGCCTTAATAATGCGCCCCGCAGGACGCATGATAAAAACGCTGCTTTACTCCTGCTCGACTATGCAGTCGGCGTAGGTGTGAACGAAGCGCCCGGTCTTTGATGATTTGTAATAAACACCAGCGCCGCTTTTGCTGGTGGCAACTTTCCCTGTCGATTCGTCTTTAAATACCGATGCACCTCCGCTGTAACAGGTGATGGTCGATTTCGAACCATAGGAGCCAATATTTGCCATGTCGGCATCAGTACAACCACCAGCGACCAGCGCAAGCGAAATCCCTGCCACTGCGATCAAACAGCGTGAAAGCATATTTCCTAACCTCCAGAAACGACAAAACCCGCTCGGAGGCGGGTTTATATAATTTTGGCAACATACCAAATTAGCCTTAAATATCGGCTATTTTGTTCGGTTTTGCAATAGTCAGTCGGTAACTTCGTCTAAAACTTGATCCATCTTAAGAAATAAAACCCCCTCCAACGCACGTCTATCCAGATCGATCACTGCAGCCTTTAAATCGCGCCAGTGCGGCGCGTATATTTCGCACCAGGTAGCGCGCGAAACTCCAAGGTGCGCCGCCAGCGCCGCTCCTGCATAAACCTTGTATGTGTCGTTCAGGTTCTGCGCGGCCACTTCCTGCACCGCCAGCCACACCAGCCCAATGAGCCGCTTTCTGGTTTTTTTCATCAACCCTGCTGGAAGGCGCTCGTGGTGCTCGTTCCAGATCGATTCACAAATCAACGTCTGGTGTTTAAATGCCAGATCAAAACCGTAGCAGTAGCGGAGCCATGACTGCCCATGTTCTGGGATCATATTCACTGCGCGGCGCCACGGTGCAGCCGCAAATTCATTATCGTTAATCGGCGGTAATGGTCTGCGGCGACTGCGAGTTTCAAGAACGTAAAGCGCCGAGTTCTCGGCTTTGACTGCGCGAGTACCACCCTTTCCGTCCTCCAACTCAACAACATGAACCGGTTTACGTGAGTTTCGATTCTTATCCGCCAGCGGATTTTCGCTGAATGCCTCAAGCTGGCCTTTGGTTTTGCCTGAGGTATCCCTCAGGGCTTGAGTGAGCTCAAGTCGAGCGTAATTAAGCAAGTTTTCGTCCATCAGATAAACCCCTCACGACGCCAGATAGCGAGCGTTCTCATCACTCCCTCGGCGTGCATCAGCTTTAGCTCGTCATGGGTGTATTCGGTTTTCGCGCGCCCGTCGATTGCGTCGTGGCACCCATTGCAGGAAATCGCGCCCTGCAGGTCGTCGGGCTTGCAACCAGTTCCGCACGTACCGGCAAGCCGGTAATGCGCCAGTACGCTTGTCTCAGTATTAAAATTGCAGATGCCGGGGATACGAACGGTGCATTCCCGGCCCCGGGCCTGCTTCCTGAGATCGACTTTTTTCACGCTGCCACCTCCTGCCCGGTGCATAGCTCGGGAAGATTCGCGCGCACCAGCGCCTCGGCGAACGGTGGCGGCACGGCGTTACCGCATCGTGCGACCTGCTTATCTTTTGCGTAGCGGTTGCCGTCAGCGTCCTGGTCAATCACGTACCACTCGGGGAAGCCCTGAGCGCGATACAGCTCATGCGGCTGTAGCATGCGCATGCAGATATCGACGATCTGGTAGGTGCATCCGTCGATTTCGATATATTCGCACCAGTCATCACCGCAGTATTTCTGCAGGAATTCGCGGACCTTATTCGCGTTAGGGTGTTCATAGCCATACTCACCGGGCATCATCACAGACTGCACCTCTCCGATATGCAGGCCACCAGCTGTAACTGTCGGCACAGGTTGAGTAATCTCCTGCCCGTCCCTGCAGTTCTTACGTAAAACCACGAGGTGAGATGTAACGAGAGCATGATGATCGGTTGTCGTCACTGTATGGGCTGGCTCGTCCATTGCGATCCCCGCCCCCGTATAGTTGCCGCCGAAATGCTTCACCATGTGCGCAGTTACGAGGGCATGCTTTCCGCCGCCAGCAACGACAGTGCCGAGCGGCTTATCCAGTCCGGGCACGCGCGGTGATTGTCCTGGTCGTTCCGAATATCCCACCTGAATAAGCGTGGCGGCCGCCAACTGGCTTTTTCCACCTCCACCCGCGGTAATTGTTCCAGAAGGCTGATCGACTGAATGCGCCGTGCTGTTCCCAAACTGGCGCACGACTACCGGCGCTACAACACAAGCGCGGGACTGCTTGAGGATTGTGTGAGCAGGCTGATCAACTCCGCGTGGCTTCGCCTGGTACTCACTGCCGCCATTGCCAGCGATGAAAGGGGTCAGCATGGCCTCAACCATACCGAGGGCATGCCCATTCCCGCCGGGGCGCTTTGAAGTACCTGCAGTGACCGTCGGCGCGGGTTCAGTCAAGGGCTGTCCGGTTGCGCCAGTGCGGAATTTTGTCAGGTGTGGGATCACGACGGCATAGCCGTGTTTTCTGGTAATTGTCTGTAATGGATCTGCCAGGGACTGACCACGGAAACAGTTGTAATTGCTCCCGGTGTGGTTACATTTCACAATGAAAGGCGCGGCATTGTGGATCACAAATTTTTGCATTCCGCGTGCCACGCGCTTTAGGGTGTTTTCTGCCAGTGGTTTTTTTCGGTCAAAAATTGAAGCTGCTGGAAGTGTCCAGTCGATGCAATCTGCTGCTGTCTTCCACGGCTGCAGTGCACCATTTCTTACCGCATCCGTTTTTGGATCGCCGTGGCTTGCTGCAGGCCAAACAATCGGCCGCCCGTCGCACCGCATCACCATGAAGAACCTTTTGCGTATCGTCGGCGCGCCATAATCACAGGCGCGTAGTACCCGGAAATCTACCGTGTATCCGAGGCCGGACAGTAATTTTTTTCCGTCTTTGCTGTTAGGCGCTACCCGAAGGAATTCGCAGGCCTCCGCGTGCGCCGGATGCCCGGCAGCGATACCGCTGGAGAGCATGCCGCAGAACGCTTCAAAGGTTTGCCCGGCTCGGTCTGGATCCGGGCGAGTCTCACAGTTGAGCAGTGGCCCCCACGTTTTAAACTCCTCTACGTTTTCCAGCATCATCACGCGGGGCCGAGTCTGCAGCGCCCAGCGGAGGACGATCCACGCCAGCCCCCTGATTTCTTTTTTTACAGGCTTCGCGCCTTTCGCCTTCGAAAAATGGCGGCAATCAGGACTGAACCAGCCTAAATCAACGGGCCTCCCCGCTGTCGCAGCTACAGGATCAATATCAAAGACAGATTCGCAGTAATGCAGCGTGCGCGGGTGGTTACGGGTGTGCATAGCGATAGCATGCGGGTCGTGGTTAATGGCAATGTCAACCGCGCGCCCGATAGCCTGCTCGATGCCAGTTGACGCCCCGCCGCCGCCTGCAAAATTATCAACGATTAGTCCGCGCATTGTTCGCTCTCCATAGCTTTGGCAAGAATAGAAATTTCGTGAATGATGGTTTCTTCGGGAGTGTCAGCCAGCCACAGGCGATTAATATGCACCCTGAGTTTTTCGGCGTGGGGGGGATCGATCATTACCTTTCCAGCTGCAGCCAAAAACAGCACCCGGACTTCGTTAGGCCATTTAGTCACGCGGCATACTCCAGCAGCTGCATGGCTACGCTTTCGGCTTCCTGCTCAGTTGAAAAGCTACGAAACAGAATGGTGTTCCAGAGGACATTAAAAACGGCTTTATAAACTTCGTGGAATTCCCCCTCGCTCATATTTGCGAACGAGATAGAACGGGCCTCACGGCGGCGGGTATTGTCTGGCAACACAAACTCATCGTAGAAACCGGCTTCGACGGTTGCCCACTTTCGGAACGCCTCGAACGACTTAACCACAGCGTGACCATTGGCACGGCGCTGAGAGGTTCGCTCGATGTAATCCTGTTCGGTTTCGTGAAGTGCTTCATCGTTACCAATGATTGAGATCAAATAGCGGATATAGCCGTTGAGATACTGCTTTTCCGCTGGGGTGATCGTTCCACCTGCAGGCGTCCAGTATTCAAAGCCCATATTGAGCAATGCGAAAAAGCGTTTGTGGAAGAGGTAATTACGCGCTTGCTTAACGTCGCAGTTAAGCCACACGCCAATTTTTACACGTTGCAAAAAATCACTGGCCTCGGGCGTTGCCGGGGTCAGTGTATTTTGCGAGGTCTTTATCAGTTGGATATGCGCCATCGGTTTTCCCCGTGGCACAATGTTACTCAGCAGGCTGTTCAGGCCTGCAGTGATTATAGCTAAACACCGTCGGCTTCTAAAGCGGGTAGACCAGCTTTTTTTCTCGACTCATTTAATGACGATATCGATGTTACGAACTCATCCTTGCGTAACGCGAAACCGCGCTTCACCTCCCCCCTCTCAAGGATCACCAACACCGGCCCTGTATGCTGTGTCACTCCTGGAAATAAGTTGTCGGGAATCTCCATAGCGCTCTCCAGTGGGTGTGCTTTCGCACGTCTGATTAGTTAAGCAAACGCTGCCCTTAACTCAAATGCCAGAAGTGTGAATCTGGTGAAATAGAGACAGGCATCACGAATATTTTAAACATCGAATACTGTAAATATATACAGTATCACTAATCAGGATTTGATCAACTTCGTGATACAAAAACTCTGTAACATGTTGTTTAGCTAGATGTTTCAGAAATGGCTTTAGATGTGTCAAATTTATGGCAGTTATAGAAGTTAAAGATCTATTCAGGATATCAGTTATGAAAAAACCCGCCGAAGCGGGTCTGGTTTTATTACTAATACTTACGCTGCATGCTTACCGCTGCAGCTGCAAAGTGGGATAGGAAAAGGTCTTCCTTTCTTTGCGTGACGCATTACACCGTCTACACATACTGAGTAGCGGAAAATGATCTCGCAGGAACATCCACATTTGCGACAGGTGCCCATTGCCATAGCTTTGATTCCCTGCATACCTGTAAACCCATACAGATTGCATTTTGTTAGGAGAACCACTACACTTCGGCTGTCTAAGAAGAGTGTTGTGGTTGGATTACCTCCATACGCTACGGATGTGTTAGCGCACTTCCGCCCCTAAAAGCCCTGTTAGCGCAGGGCTTTTTACATATAAAAATCGAATGACATCTGTTGGGTTCTTACACCAATCGTTTCCAATGCTATATCTGCGAAAGTATCGGCTTGCCATTCTGCATCCTCAACACGAGTAGCTTCTTTAGCTGAAAAGTGTAACACCGGTTTATGGCCGAGAAGTAAATGACCTAATTCATGGAAAATAACGGCCAGAGCATGCTCTTCACCTAAGCAGGCATTAACATATATTTTATTTGGTACGGTAATCGTCAGAGAGGCAGGGTCGCAGTGCCCAATTGTGAGATCGAATGTCAGGGCTTCCCATTCTTTATCAGTCATTACATCTAAAGTAACCCCATAAGTAGACAAACTTTCGAAAAAAAGATCGTAACGCTTACGCTTGCGTTTTGAAGCTGTAAGACCGATTGCATTGCAGAAGTTGATAGCCCTGTAAGCTATTTCTTCTTCTTGCATAGGTGACACCCTATTGCCTCTCATCTGATACATGATCAACCCTCATTGTTGTTAATTTTTTGCAGTAATTCAGCAAAACTCTTGAGTTGCTCTGGCGTGAACTGCGACTTGGCAAATCCTGCCACCAGCATCTTCTGTTGCTGAGACAGACCATTCACCGGAACAGTATCATTCGCAACAGAAGCAAGTTCCTGAAGCCCTTCAACTATTACGCCTTTCGTTTTAAAGAAAGACTCAATTTTTTTAACCCATTTCTGGGGTATTTTTTTACTGCCTGTTTCTAATCCACTAAGAAATGCAGGAGTGGTTTCCAGTTCCTGAGACATAGTTAAAAGTGTGCTGCCAGTATCTATCCTCGCTTTTCTGACGGCCTTACCGAATTCAGTGAGTGCCATGATTAAATCCTCAGTTGGTTGGTATTGCAGACTGGCTCAATGCATGTCTGCTGGGTTGCTCATAATCTAATGAGCTAACTTTACCATTAGAAAGAGAAAAGTAAACCTTTTTGGTTAATTTTCTTACCGAATGCTGTGAATAAATTTATGCTTTGAAGAAACCCGCCGGAGCGGGCTCAGTGTACTTATGAAGAAAGTGCCTCAGCTAGTGATCAGACAAGCTTGAGATTTGGCCTTTTGCTTACAGATACAGCCCCCCCCCCTTCAAGCACAGCAACTTTAAACAAGAGGTTTGAAAGCTCATCTAAAGGTATGGACAGGATGCTAGCGAGTTTAGATAGATCGATGTCATCAGACTTCAACGCCGCCAATAACTTATCTATGATGAGCGAACGCTCTCGAGGGATCCCGTTAATTTCAGCTTTACGCAATCCCTTTTTCGTTGCTTCAACCATGAGTGTTCTGTATTGCCATTCAGTCAACATACCGACATTTTTCATCCTCACGATGAGAGCTACTGAGGATACTCGCCAGTTTTCTTTAATAGAGATAATCCCATCCAAAGTAGGAAATGGCATTTTGATCCCGAGAACACTTCTGCGCGGCATTAGAAATGCAGAAGCAAAATTGTCAGCCTCATCTTCAAGATCTTTACCTTGAGGAGAACCATGTCTATGCATTACTAAATGACCAAGCTCATGTGCAGCATCAAATCGACTGCGTTCACCACTTTTCTGAGTGTTCAGAAAAATGTAAGGGGTCTCATTTTTCCAGAAGGAAAATGCATCTACATCAAGCGTGTTTTCCGATAACGAAAATACTCGAACACCGTTTGCTTCGAGGAGGTGTATAAGATTGTCGATACTTTTTACACCCAAGCCCCATCTCTCACGTACAGCTTCTGCGGCAGCCTCGGGTTCATAACCTCTTAAATTGGGAACATTGCAATTTGGTAAATTGAATGATTCCTCAAAAAAAGCATTAACCATAACGCCCAGACTACCAGCAGCTTCTGCAGCATGCTGATCCGCTGCCTTCATACTTTTTAAAGAACGGAAAGAAACCGTTGAAGGATCGACAAATTCAACATCACTACCGCATAAGAAACTCGCTGGATAACCTAGAGTTTCTGCTAATAATTCAATAGTTTGTGGAGTTGCCGTAAACAAACAATCTGCCTTTTCATACTCGGCAACTGATTTAGATGACAACCCAGAAGCCGAAGCCAAAGAGCTAAATGTCATCTTTCTTCGTAACCTAGCGACTTTGAGTCTGTCTGGGTTCAGTTGCATATTTTGCATATCTTTCATTTCCGAGATACGACGATATCGATCTCTTCATTAAACTCTTTTTCAGGTGTTTCAATGGCTGCGCTGAACGGCACTGCAGGTAAAATAATCCTTTCACTCCATGAAGATATTTTATTATGACCGTTAAACCCGCTCATCCCGCTAGGTTTTGATAGCTCACAACGCACTTCTTGAGCGACTTGATCGAAATAATAAAGAAAAACGAATGTCTGAGTTGAATCAATTGAAATTTGAACAGAACTATCCGGCTCTTCACTTTCTTGCGTTTCGACTTCACCAAATAAATCCAAGTTTCTGGATATTACGTTTTCAGTCGCGCTACCTTTCGCGTTCTTGGTTTTAGGAAAACCTTCGATCAGACCAGTATCACTATTGCCGCTGGTTGCAATTATACTGAGCCCCAGCTCAGAGTTGATTGTGTACTCGAGTCCAGAGTGAAAAGTGTAATTCCAACCCTTTAAACTCGACAGAACACTTTCCCTAAATGCAGCAACAACCTCTTCCCATGCCCGTGTCATAGCACTTGTACGAGGATGTAGCGGAGAGCTTCGACGACTTTCATAGATAGCTCGCGAAATTGCGAAAGTGAAATCTTCTACAGACAATCCCATAGATCCCAGCTTTTCTACCGAGTTCTGATCCTGAAAAATTTTTTGCGCTAACATATCACCTCCCCATTCACTTCCGATAATTACACCTCAAATGAGGAGGGAAAACAAGAAGTGAGACACAAAAACTTGTTCAAAACTCGATAATTATTTTTTGTCTAACGTTCAGTCACTATCCAAAACCATCACCTGCCATATATTTTTTTTCATTCTTCATCCTGTGCCTCCTCTCTCATAGATATCGATAACGCGAGCTGGGTTCAGCGCCACTACAGGCGACTCACATTGATTTCCCCATACGTCGAATCCGTGGGATGACCGGCGCGCGAATAGCTCAATGCGCGGCACATCGCCCAGCAGCTTCACTAGCATTTCGCGGACGTAATCTGGTTTGCGGGAATGCTCCTGCCGTGGCGCGCTGAAATGCTGGATGATCGACGCGTTCTGGCGCGGAGGGCGTTTGCCACTGACCGCAAACAGCACATCTTCGGAATTAGCGCGGGTCAGATGCCCCATACCCATCGCGGACTTTTCCGGCTGGTGCAGGCAGGTTTTATGCCAGGTGAAGCCCTTCATGGTGATCAATTTAAATCCCCAGGCTTCGACGACCTTCAACGCCTCGAGCGGTTGAGTCGGTACCCACCACATCGCCAGCAAGCAGCTTTCGGCTGCCAGCTCCCACACAGGAAGGCGGCAGATCTCCTGCACTTTCATGGTCGGATATTTGAACTCGGCCCCGCGCTTTCCTGAGTTGCATTTGTCCTCGTAAGCCCACGGAGGATCTGCGTAAATCAGCGTGTATTTTTTATTCATGCTTCCCTACTTAACGATTCGGAGGTGGCTCACGTTTTTGCGGTAGCTCCCCCAGTCAAAATTCACCCAAATGCCGCCGTCCATTGTCAGACGGTCCATGATTCGCACCCCGAGGACGCGCTCGAGATCCGTGTGGTTAAGGTTCGTTAAAACGCCCACCGGCTTCATGCTCGCCAGGCGGCGATCGATCAGCTGATTCAGAATGACCAACTCGCCGCGGGATTCTCGCTGCACCCCAACTTCATCAAGGATCAGCAGGTCCACTGCGCACAGGTCGTTAAGCAGCGTAGCCTCGCTTCCGCCGCTGTCGTAGCACGAGCGCACTCTCAGCATCAGATCCGGGATAGTCACCACCAGCACGCTCTTGCCCTGCTTCAAAATGTGGTTCCCGATAGCCGCGGCCAGATGGTTTTTACCTGTACCCGGACTCCCGGAAAAAATAAAACTGCCGAATCCGGTACCGAAGTTCTGAGCAAAGCTTTTCGCCATTGTGTACGCCTTGCGCTGCCCGTCGTCGTGTACCTGGTAATTTGCGAAAGTGCAGTTGCGGTGCAGCTCCTGAATACCAGTGCGACCGAGGATTTTCTCGGCGCGCGCCTGCCGGTTCTGCTCGTTGACCTCTGCAGCGCGTTTGCGCCCTTCCGCCTCCTGCCAGATCCGCCATTCGTCCGCGCTGGCGAACTTTGGCGTTACGCCTGCAGGGATTATTTTTTTCAGTCGCTCGAGCGCGTTGCCTGGTGCTGAGATATTTTTCACGCCTACCCCCTGAACCCGTTCGGGATCGCTTTCTGTGGTGTTGAAACCACGTTGACGCTTCCCGTTGTGTTGGCTGGTGGTGTCCAGGCCTCGGCGTAATGCCCAGCCGGGCCGAAGAACGTAGCCGCCTGTTTCACGTATTCGGTGTTGAGTTTTCCGGTAGCCGTTACGAATTCCGCGTAACGCTGCACACCGTCGAAAATATCCTGCTGAGTAACGCCAGATTTAACTCGAGCGTTCCAGGCTTTGAAGGCATCGCCTTTGCTGTTGCCGCCAGCACGCTTCGGATAAATTGCCCAGACCTCTTCGAACTCGAGCGGGTAATTATTTTTTTTCGCTACTGGCGGATCTTTCTGAGGTGATTCCTCGTCTGGGGGTGTGGCTCCGCCATGCCCCGATTTATTACTTTCCTGTTCCTGATCCTGTTCCTGATCCTGTTCCTGATTAAGGAACGGTTGTATAACCCTTTCCGAACCCTTTAATTTCTCGGGCTCAATATGGGCAATAGCACCAGCAAGAATCCGCGCCAGCTCTGGCTTTAAGCTGGTGTTGTCCGGTACCTGAGAAAACAAGCGCAGAGCAGAGATCCCCTGATTCGGGTTCTCGATGGAATTCCACGTCATAAAGTTACGAATCAATACCCATTTAGACGTCGAATCCCGGGTTGCGAAACCGTTTAGCGATAGATCATCAAACCCTTTTGAAACCCTTTCGAAAGGCCAGCCTAAGTCTTCCGAAACATACCCATCAGGCAGACGGAAACACCCAATCATGTTGGTGTGCTGCCCGGTCAGCAGGTACAAAGCCAGCAATCGTGCATCGTCAGAAACCTGACGCATTCCATCGCTAATCCAAAATGATGTGTGCACTTTGCCGTAATCACGCATAACTACTCCGGTATACTTCTCGCGCCTCGTAGCGCAGCAAGCGTTCAAGAGCTGAACGAATTGCAATGAAGGCCACGATGGCTTCGTTAATTTCTACGAGTGCCGACGCTGGCGCCGCGCCGAGATTCACGGCGTTTATCGCCTCGATCCCCTCTTTCGCGGCCACAGCTGCGAGCAATACGGGATCACCAGGAGAAACCAGTCGCGCCCGGCGTTCTGCAGGCAGAGCCGATAGCGCTGCTGCTTTCAACTCTTCGGCCTGAGGCGCATAACGTGGACCATCACACCCCCGGAAAATCCGCTTAACGCGCTGGGTGGCGTTCGCCAAGCCTTTCTCGCTGTCTGCCAGCGGCAGCGCATTGCCCCCGCCGCTGGCGTGATACTGCTCCGCAACTGCGCCGCCGACCGTCTTCCAGCCGTCAATCAACGCCCATGACTCCAGCTCGGCGGCAACCGCATCAATCGGAGGACTGATTTTCATGATTCAGTTCCCCTTCGCGCTTTGCCTTAGCATGGCGATCGTAAATTTCAGGGTCGTATTTCAGAAGACCTTGTGATGCAGCCTGAAGACGACCAGCCCGGCCCTCAGGTACGAGTTCACCCCATTTGTAAACAGAGGGAGTCCTCACCCCTGCGGCTAAAGCCAGTTTTGTTTTGCTTCCGAAGTATTCGAGAGCTTCTTTGGTAAACATAAATGATCCCTTTTAATTAGCTATGGCTAATAACATATATGCAAGCCATAACTTGATCAAGTGATATTAGTATTAGCTAACTATGACGATGAAAAACTTATCTATCGGAGAGCGCATCAGAGCGCGCCGTAAAGACTTAAAACAAACTCAAAAATCCCTGGCAAAAACTCTCCAACTTTCTGATGTTTCTGTGTCGCAATGGGAAAGGGACGATAGCGAGCCAACAGGGAAGAACCTATTCGCTCTCGCAAAGGCCCTCAAGTGTTCCCCGACATGGATCCTGTTTGGTGATGAAGATAAAACACCTGATGACTCTGCAGTAACCCAGCCAGAATTGGATGATCAAAAGCTGGAACTCATTGAGCTTTACGATGCCCTAACGACTACAGAACAGGCAGCTTTGATCGAAGAATTACGCGCCCGAGTTGAAAACGCGAATAAATTGTTCGAAGAATTGTTAGAAGCACGGAAACGCTCACGCAAAAAATAACTCTATTCCCTTCAATGCGTTATCTCATTTTTGGCTTTTAAATCGAGCTTTAACTAAGTTTTAGCTTGATCTAATCATTAGCCATAGCTAATCTAAGCCCATCAACAGCAATCACCGCACAGTGATTACTCAGCAAAAAGTTCCGTTAGCCGCGATAAGGCCACGATGGGAGAAGTGAAGATGGGAAAAGCACTCGAGCAGTTTAAGCAGATTGCACCGCATATCCTGGGCAATGTGAAAGCACGCCTGACCGGAAGCGAAAGCGATGAAGCAAAGCTGCAGATCATCCACGAAGAAATCGTGAAATATTTCGCAGGTTGGCAGAGCTTCTTTAAGCAGTATCTCTGCTTCAACGACAACCAGCGCCGGGATTTCGCCGAGCTGATGTACGACATGGTGTTGCCACTGGCGCAGAACCGCGAAGCCCCACTGAATCCGGTTTACGAGAAATTCGTAAAAGAGACCGGACAGACCGGCGCACTTAATTTCATCTGCCACCAGATTGGATAAGCTGAGGTGCAAAATGCAAATAACTCAGAATTTCATTCTCGCTGATGTAAAACCCGGAATGCTGGTTAGTCATAATGGTAAAACTTATCGGGCCTCAGCGAATACCAACGGGAAGTTATATTTATTTAATCTCACGGAGCGCAAACGCATCACGGATGAATTCGTGAAAGTATTTTTAAATGCACGAAATGAACCAGCAGTAAATTAACTCAGTAGTTTTTTAATTAATGCCCTTCCGGGCAGAGACTTTATCAACCAAAATTCAGGAGCAAATAATATGAAACCTTCATTCACCGTTAATTTCGATGTTCAATGTATTTTCAAATCTGCAGAATGTGAAGTATCACAGGTATTAATTAACCAGCAGTGTATCGGTTATATAGCTGAGAACATCAACCTTGAATCACCTTCGGCTCAACCTGTTGTAACTACGTTCACCGAAGCTGGCGAACTGGCAGAACTTCACTGTGTAGGTTGTGCTGCTGAACATCTTTTCGCAACTCATACCGGCCTCCCGGCAAGCGTCATCGGGATTACAACTGATGGGCAAAGCCGCACACCACTGGCAGCGCTACTTATGGCGGATGTACTGAGCGCAGCTTTAAACCGTCGCTAACCTGCCAGTAACTAATGCCCCTGCGGGGGCATTTATCAACATGAGGATTTATCGAAGTCCTCAATTTGATAAATGGAGAGTAAGCAGTGGATATCACGCTCGCATTTAAAAAGTTAACTCTCGTCAATGGCGACGAAATAACTTTAAGCATCGCACCAAACGCAATGAAAAAAATGATTATGGATTTAGTGGCGAACGGTTATTTAACCACTGAGGAATTAATCATCCTTTCAATTGGTCAGTTGAAATTATGTGATCAGCAACATCTTGATCTTGTTTTACCCGAAAACGTTTTAAAGAAATTAAACACAACTTTCGATTCCGTGAAAAATGGAGAAAATCATGAATGAAAAAGCTTTATTCATTCTTTACGCAATTCCAAACGAGGAATTCGTTGAGGAGACCGGCGCAGTAAAAACCACCCTTTCCTTCCATGCCGCCAATATCAGGCAGGCGCGCGCCAAAGCAGCGATGCTTTTTGTTGAGCAGTACCCTGACGCAGGCGACGATGATTTCAAACTCGTTGTGCTGGAAGACGCGCCGCACCTTCCGCGCGGTGAAGTCGATGTTTGGGACGAGCTGATCCTGTCCGATTACGAATGGGACGACGAGATGGGGCTGCCAGTCACCATCGAAACCGACGAGCCGGAGTATGTCGATTTCGGCAAGCTTTCCGCGACAATGAAGGCTTGTGTACTGGTGAAGTTTCAGACTACCGAAATCACGAAGGATCAGCTGCCTGCAGCTCTTGAACTGACGCAGGACGAGTCGCACACATTCCAGGGCCATATCGTGGAAGCGCTCAGCAAAATGCCTCCCATTATGGCGATGTACCCAGAGCGGATTCTTGAAGCAATCAGCTTCGTGTTTGAAAAATGCTCCACAACTAAAAAATGGCCTGAAATCAAAGCACAACTCGCTAACTGGCTCAAAGAGCACGAGAAAGAGCGGAAAGACTCTGCAGAAGATGCAGAACGTAAAGAGGTGATCGCCGCCGCAACAGCTACGGCATACGCAGGCCGCTCGTATGAGCACTCCTACCGCACCCTCAATAAAGAGATCGCTTACGCCCTCTGGTCTGGTGATATCGATCCAGCCAAAACTGACCCATCAATTTCTCGTTGGGCTGACGGCATAATCAAAGATGATCGCGAGGACTGGAAACGCTGGTCTGCTTTGATTGTTATTCAGGAAAATATTCTGGCATTCGACCGCCCGACTATTTTCAGCATGGTTCGTAACGCACCGAAACCCGATATTTATAAATTCCCATCCGAACTTAAAGCCTATGTAACTGCATACCTGGCCGATCACGGCGTACTCGAAGGAGGTAATGATGAGAAAGCCGAACAGAAACCGCAGAACGCGGCTGGCGCACTGGCAGATGCGCCGCAGGAGACTGGCGCAGTGGATTCTCAACAATCTGATGAGCAGTCTAAGAAAGCGCCGGAAGAATTAACCGAGCGTCAGGGGCCGTTTTATTACCGCACGGTTGCTGGCGATAAAATTGGTCGCGCCAACAAGCTGGCTGGCCTGACAAAAGCTTTGTCAGAAGGTTGCACTGAGATAAGTCAGGAAGAATACCAGGCGCGCAAAACTGGCACATTCGATAACAGTGAAAAAGGCCACCCCGACCAGGCGGGGACAATGCAGGAACCCACCATACAAAAAGACGATCTCGGGCGTTTCTCAGTAGAGGGTTTGGCTGGGGGACATCTGCAGGTTAACGAACATCACCATTCAAACGAAGTGGAAAAACCGGAAATCGAAAACGCTCCGGTGCCAGATACGGATAAACCAGTAACAGATTTTCAGAGCGTTGGTGCAAGCCTCGAAAAAGACCTGCAGGAGAAGCCGGAGGAAGCTCTGGACAACCTCAAATTGTGGCGCCGCGTTATGCGCACAGATCCGCGCTTCACAAAAGACATTACGGGCGCTGGCTTCGATGGTACCAGCGTAAACGCAGAGTACATGATCATGCGTGCAACCGAACTCTTCGGGCCGCTGGGTAGCGGATGGGGCTATGAAATCCAGGAAGAAAAATTCCTACCCGGTGCCCCGCTTTCTGAGCCTGTCGTGGTGGATGGGAAAACGAGCTACCGCATGTTACGCGATGCCGACGGCACCCTGATCACCGAGCAGCATCACAGCATCCGGATCCGCCTGTGGTATTCAACCGAAGAAAACGATGGGTCCGTAATTGCCTACGGTGCAACCCCCTACATGTATAAAACCAACACCAAAGGCATTAAGTGCGACGGGGAAGCGCCGAAAAAATCACTGACCGACGCGATCAAAAAAGCGCTTTCTATGCTCGGCTTTAGTGCCGATGTATGGCTCGGCATGTACGACAAACCCGAATACGTGGCCGAGGTCGGCGTGGAGTTCGGCATCAAGACCGCCAGCGAAAAAGCAGAGGACACCACCCGCCTTCGTAATGAACTCGACGAGAAACTTACCCGAGTTGCCAACACCATCGAGACCTCCGTCAGCACCAACGAGGCGAAGAAGGTATTCGACACCATTGCTCGAGAAGTCGAGGTACACCGCAAGGCTGCAGACGCTAAGGGCGATACAGAGCACGCAAAATACCTGGCTGGCCGCCTGCGCCGTCTGTCTCAAATTAAAGATCAACGCATCAAAACATTAACTGAAAATCAGGAGCAATCAGCATGAGCCAGAACACTACCGCCATTTCAATCGCCGCCAATATGACCAACCTGCTTGCCCTGGTTGAAAACGGTGAATTCACTTTCGAAGATATCGCCGACACGCTGGAAGGCGAAGAGCTGGCGCTGGGCGATAAATTCGATGGGATCATGTCGCTGGTCCGTAACTTAGAAGGCCAGGCCAACACCGTAGGCGACGAAGTCAAACGACTTAGCGACCGCAAAAAGTCTTTCGAAACTCAGGCCAAAAACCTGAAAACCTACATCCTGTCATGTCTGCAGGCAGCAGAACTCAAAACGTTTAAGACAGAACGCAACACACTCACGGTGCGCAAGGGTTCTATTTCTGTGGTGATCGATAACGTTGATCAGTTACCCGACGAGCTTGTAGACGTAGCCACAGTCGTTTCGCCTGATAAGAAAAAAATCAAAGAAGCTATTGAGGCTGGCGAAGAAGTTAAAGGCGCGCATCTGGAAACCGGCGCGGAATCCCTGCAGGTCCGTTAATTGAGGGCGGCCCTCCGGGGCCGCAATAAACCATGACCAGAAAAGACAAAATCACCAATTTTTTATTTCGCAATCCTCGCTCGATCATTTCCGTTATTGCCGATGCAGCTGCGACCGATAACAGCCAGTGCAGCAACACCCTGAGCAAGCTGGTTAGCGAGGGTAAGGTAATTCGGGAGAAGAACGGGCTGGTGAGCTATTACTCTGTTTCACCGAATTATGAGCCGGTACCGGAAACCCTTCCATACGTCCCGACGGTTTCCACTGACGAAATGATCCGACAGGAAAAAGTTGTCGCTGATTTAGAGCAGCGGGGACTCTGGCGCCGCGCGATCACTGAACTGGCCCGGCTTGCTGATATGCAGTGTACATCTATCGGCGTGGCAATCGTCGCCCAGCGCCGCAACCACTGCAGGAATAAGCTGAGGTTGAAATCATGCTGAGGGAAAGAGAAAGGCAATTTCACGACCTTCCGCCCTGCTCATGCGGCGCGCCTGCCACATTACGCGGACGGTATGCAACCGAGGCCGGGCGGCTTACATGGTATTACCGCGTTGAATGCAATCACAGCACCTGCACAAAGGGCGTGATCCTGCTGGGCGATATCTGGACACGCCAGAACGCGCTGGATGCCTGGCAGCGTGAAGTAATTAAGTGATTATCGATAATCAGTTGTGATCCCCGGTCAGCGGTAATCTGCTGGCCGGTGATGGGGTGACTCATGCCGCAGATCATTTTTAACAAAGAATGGGTAGTTGAAGCGGAGCTCACGGCGTTAACCGGCCTGAGCGAAAACCAGATAAAAGCACTTCGCAGCGGTAGCGGCCCCTGGCTTGAGGGTATTCACTTCAAGCGTCAGGCGATGAGGGGAAGCGACACGAAACGCGGTCTGCTCTGGTACAACTTCCCCCGCATAAATCAGTTAGTGCAGGAGCTGTAATGTCTTTTCCCACCGGCGTCGAGTTACACAACGGCAAAATTCGCATTTCGTTCATCTATCGCGGCACCCGTTGCCGCGAAGTGCTGAAAGGCTGGGTAGCCAGCAGCGCGAATATAAAAAAGGCGGGCAACCTGCGCGCGCTCATCGTCAGTGAGATACAGCTCGGACAGTTCGATTACGCCCAGCGCTTCCCGGACTCCAAAGCGATCGGTAAATTTACGTCAACTCGTGTGGCTTACACCTGGGAGCAATTGGTGGAATTGTGGACCGATGCGAAGGAAGAGGATGTGTCGAAAAATACTATGGTACGTATGCAGGCACAGCTTAAAACAATGAACCGGATTATCGGTGAAAATACGTTGATAGCAGACATCACGCACAGCGACATGATGCAGTACAGAAAGGAGTTACTGAAGGGAGAGAGTTTTTACGCAGAGGGCAACAAGAGGAAAAAAACAGGCCGTAGCGTGAACACCGTCAACGATTATATCTCGCTGACCTGCCAGATTTTACGCTTCGCGCACCGCAGCCGCTTTATCAGTGATAAGCCGTTCGAACACATCACGAAGTTGCACAAAGACCGTACGAAGCCTGATCCGCTTCTGAGGGATGAATACGCAACAATGATGCTGGCCATCACCGGGCAGGATCGCAATATGTGGCAATTCGCCATTAATGCCGGGCCCCGCCACGGCGAGCTGGCGGCGCTCTCCTGGAATGATGTGAATTTAGAAGCCGGGACCGTTCACATACAGCGCAACCTGACGGCACAGGGCGATTTCGTACCACCGAAAACAAAAGCCGGTGACCGGGTGATCACCCTGCTCGCCCCCGCACTCGATGCGCTACGTGCTCAGTACGCACTGACGGGCCACCTGCCGCCAACCGAAATCACGCAGCATTTCCGGGAATACGGCAAAACAGAACTGCAGCAGCATCGTTTCGTATTTCTGCCTGGGCTTGCCTCCGGGAAACCTGGTAATTTTTTATCCACCCAGTCGATTACCGACCGATGGGACATTTCAGTGAAAAAGGCGAAGATCCGCCGCCGCACCCCGTATCAATCACGCCACACGTTCGCGTGCTGGGCGCTGGCCGCTGGAGCCAACCCGTCATTCATCGCAAGCCAGCTCGGGCATGAGGACGCGGAAATGGTCTACCGTGTGTATTCAGCGTGGATCAAAGAGTTCGACGGGGAGCAGGTGGAAATGCTGAACCGCAATTTAGGCTTTGCCCCCATAGTGTCCCCGAATGGAAAAATCAGCAGGATTAACCAGTAAATTCAAGGTGTTGAGGGGTTATTTTGTTACTGTAGGGGGGTATAGTAGCCGATTTATCTTCGAGATGAAAATCTGAATGATGGGTCCGATATATAAACGGTAAAAACCTGGCCGTCAGCGGCCAGGTTTTTGTCGACAATCATACTACCGGTTACAGTCTACTTCCCGGCATTCCTCGGTACCATAATGAGGACCGCGATAAACGACAGCAGGCAAAACAACACGTTGACCAGCAGGCCGATTGTCGCTGCCGTCGCACCACCAGAGGAGAGCAGCGCCGTATAGACAGAAGCAGAAATAGCCACTCCGAATGCGCCGCCAAGAGAGCTGGCCATTTTGTATATCCCGGAGGCAATGCCGACTTTATCCGCTGGCGCATTAGAAATAGCTGTGTCCGTGGAGGGCGTGGCATAAAATCCGAGGCCCAGACCAAACAGGATGTAGCCCAGCAGCACAGCTACGACGTACGCTGTGTTTGATAAAAAGGTGAGCGCCATTAAAGCAATGCCAATTCCCGTCATAAAACTCCCTAACAGCATAGGCTTTTTGGCACCGATTTTTTGCAGCAATTTTTCTCCCACTCTGATCATCGCCAGTACCGCAATCAAATAACCAATGGTCAGCATACCGGACTGAAAAGCCGTAAATCCCCGAATTTGCTGAACGTACAAACTCGCCACCAGTAGCGTTCCCGCCGCTGCGTTAAGCATAAAGTTAGAAAACGTTGCCGCCGCATAAGGTTTATTTTTAAACAAAGACAAATCGATAAACCCGTTCTGCCTTTTAAAATAACTCTCTTTGCCAAATACAATCGCTGACACCACAAATACGGCAAACAAGATCAGCATCGGCTGACTTTTCCAGCCCAGAGTACTGCCTTTAGTAATGATCAGGTTAAGAGAGATGAGCATTACCACAAATGCGCACAGGCCTAAATAGTCGAAGCGATGTCTCCCCTTCTCGACAACTTTACTTTCTGGCGTACCGTGAATTAACAACATCCCCACTAAGGCGCAAATAATCGAAAAAATAAATATCCATTTCCAGCCCATCGATGTCGCAACCGCCCCGCCAAACAGTGAGCAGATGCCCGAACCTCCCCACGAACCAATAGACCAGAAGCTCAATGCTCGCTGACGCGCCTTTCCCTCATAATAGGTCTTCATCAACGCCAGCGTGGCGGGCATAATACAGGCTCCGGAAAGCCCCTGAACCACTCTTCCAGCGGCAAAAATCACCGTGTTGCTGGCGAAAATAATAAGCAAACAGCCCACAATACTTAAAACAAACCCAATATAAGTCATTTTGACCCGGCCAATTTTATCTGCGACAGCACCGGCCACCACAATAAAACAGCCCGATAAGAGTGAAGTCAGACTGATGGCCAGATTTAATGAGGCTGACGGAATATTAATGTCCTGTTGAATAGCAGGGACAATATTCATCATAGATTGAGCAAATAACCAGAACGTTAATACACCTAACACAATACCCAGTGTCAGGCGATCATTCCCTTTAAATTGTACCTGAGTGACGTTGTATCCTATTGAAGACAT